TATCGAGTACTTCCGGTGCAGAGCCAATGATTTTCTGAATTGCTGCCTCTACTTCTTCAGCAGTCTGGAATCCTGAGTCATTCAGTAACTCGGATACCTTGGTAATATAGTTAGCATGTTCTGCTACACCATTCAATTTTACCAAGAGGAGGTCTGTAAAGTCATTTGAAGAAAGTACTTTACCATCTACCTTATCTACCTTCTTAGATTCCAATCCCTGAATAGCAGTAGTACGGTCAGAAACTTCCTGGGCTAAGGCATTATTAATAAGGGTATCTGCATTCTTACGGTCAACTACCTCTTTATCAATATTTACCTGGAGAGCAGCATCACCTGCAATGCGAGCATTAGCCTCATCAGAGATATCCTTAGTTAAGGCATTTACCTCGTCTTTGTGATTAGCGATAGCCGTATTCAAGTTTGCCTGGATTGCATCCTCTTTAGCAATAGCTCTTTCCTTTTCTACGTTGATAGCTGCGGTGTTAGCATCTACCTTGGTTTTGAGTTCATCTACCTTTTCAGTAGATTCTGTCTTCAAGGAATTAATCTTATTTTCTAATAAAAGGTCGGCACCGCTTCTGTTATCTATCTCTTCATTAATCTTATTAGTAAGGATAGTTAATTGCCCACCAACTTCAACCGTTAAAGTTTGAATCTTGCCGTCTATAGCAGTTTCCAATGCAGTATCTGCAGACTTACGGTCTCCAACTTCCTTATCAAGGTTTACTTGAAGAATTTGGTCTGCTGCTTTTCGTTCTGCTTGTTCTGTTCCCAGAGCAATATTGGTAGTATCAATACGAGAACTGAGGTTACTATCACCGTTAGTACGGTCTACAATTTCCTCATTAATCATACCCTTAACCTCTTTGTAGTTATCGGCAAGGGTTTTATTCATGGCAGTGATTGCCTCAGAGTTCTTTGTGATATTTGCTTGGTTAGTAGCAATAGCCGTAGTATTAGCATTTACCTGAGCAGTCAATTCGTTCTTAACCGTATTGATAGCATCCTGCATTGATAAAGCCAAATCCGAAACTCTCTGAGTAAGAGCAGCGATATTATCGGTATGGGTTTTATCGGCATCCTTTCTATCTACGGTTTCTTTATCAATATTTGCCTGCAAGATTGCATCGGCATCTTTACGGTCTTGGATTTCTTTTGCCAAGTTATCCTTAACTACCTGAAGAGCAGTATCTCCGGTTGCAGCCGAGTTATCTACATACTCCTTAAGTTCTTCCTTAAGAGCAGCATCTGCTTCCTTACGTTCTACAACTTCTTTATCAATGTTTACCTGCAATGCAGCATCGGCAGCAGTACGGTCTTCAATCTCCTGATTTACCTTTTCTGTGATTGCTGCCAACTTCTTGGTGATAGTTGAAGCAAAGTTAGGGTCATCACCCAAAGCCTTAGCAATCTCTTCCAGAGTATCGAGTACTTCCGGTGCAGAGCCAATGATTTTCTGAATTGCTGCCTCTACTTCGGCTTCAGTTTGATAACCGGCATCATTTGCCAATTGTGATACCAAGGTAATGTAATTAGCATGTTCCTCGATTCCATTCAATTTGGCAAGCAAGAGATCTGTAAAGTCATTCTTAGTTAAAGAATAACCTTCTCTTTTATCTACCTTCTTGGAATTAAGGTCAGCATCTGCAGCAATACGAGCTTCCTTCTCTGCTTCAATTGCAGCAAGTACATCAGACTTATCACCATCAGTCTTTTCACTTAAGGCAGTTATCTTCTGGTCAAGGATTTGGTCCTGAGCAGTACGAGTTGCAGCTTCGGAATTAATATTAGTCTGAAGAACCTGGTCTGCAGATTCCCGAGCTTGAGCCTCTTTATCAATGTTTACCTGGAGGGTATTATCTGCATTGGTACGGTCAGCTACCTCTTTGGTAATTGAATTCTGAAGAGTTTCATCGGCAGCTTTACGATTTACTACCTCATCAGAAAGTTTACTTTCTAAGGCAGCATCACCAGTTTGACGATTAGTGATTTCTTCAGTGAGTTTCAACTGAATGTTTGCATCTGCATTTGCTCTCAATTGGGCTTCTGCAGCAATGTCTTGTTTGAGCTCTGCCTTATCATTGATATGCAATGTATTCAGTTGGTGAATACTTTCTGATAAAGCATCGTCAGCCGTTTTACGAAGCTCAGCTTCTTTATCTACCAAGTCTTTAGCATATGCCTTAGCTTCTGCCAATGAACCAGTAGTTTCATTTCTGAGGTCTGCAATGTCAGCAGTATTCTTATCGACTTTTGCTTCTACTTTATCTATCTTATTGATAAGGTTAGTAACTGCAGTGTCGATTTTATCATTAAGTAAATCCACTGCCTTAATGAAATTAGAGTTAACCTCACTAATTTGGGTACTCAGTTTCCCTTCCTCCTCCTTAGCTCGGTTAACTTCATCTGTCAGTGCATTACGTAAATCCGTTAATTTGTTGGTAATTGTAGTAGCAAAGTTGGGGTCATTTCCCAATGCTTCTGCCAATTCCTTTAATGTATCAAGTGCATCATCGGCACCATCAATCAAATCACTGATAGCTTGTCTTACCTGTTCTTCAGTTTGGAACTTAGTATCATTCTCCAACTGAGAAAGCTTAGTGATGTAGTTTGCTCTTTCTTCAATGCCTTCCAGTTTCTCTTTGAGTTTATCCGTGAAGTCATTTTTAGATAAGTCGTATCCTTCTCTCTTATCTACCTTATTGGCAATAGAAAGAACGAATGCCCAGAACTCATTAATAGTTCCAGCAAACCCAGCCTTTACGAAGTCATCAAAATAACCTTGTAAAAGTCTTTGGTCAATTTCTTCATTTGTGTAATACTTACTTACGTACATATTGTTATTATTTTAAGGATTGATTACTTGCTTACCACAGAAGAAGTCAGAATTCTTATCTCTGAATGGTTCTCCTTCTTTTCCACAGAAGGCATTCATTGGAATATCTGGATGTTCTGGGTCTAAGTCTCCCCCGTCTTCAATATCACCTCTGATTATTGCATAATCTGGAAGTTGATTGATACGGAATTTTATCACCTGGCCAATACCCGGATGAGGTATTATCTTATCCCAAACTTCTCCAAAGTAATCTTGAAAGCAAGTAACAAACTTACCTCCAGTCATAGACTGGAATGTGGTAACGTCTAAATTACTTTTCTTACTTTCAATATGTACTCCAGATGTACCGTTCAAGACAATCAGGTTACTGTCAAACCAAATACCATTTCCGGTATTAATTGGTTTCCATCGTAACATTAACATCTTTGCCATATACTTTTCAATTTTATTCTACGAATTGTATTTTGGTATCTCGGTCCCTTTTTAGGATAACCATGAAGACTAATGCTTCATCCTTGGCTTGGGCAACTTGTGTATCTCCCGAAGGTTTATAAGTGATACCGTTGATTACAAATCTATCTTCAGACCAGTTAAAATCCCAATAGCCTTCTGGAGTTAAATATCCCAGTTGTTCTATATATGATTTAGTAACCAGTATTGATAAATTCTCATCATCGAGTTCTCCAGTTACTGTTGCCTTATTAATTGGCCAGTTTCTGAAGGCATTGTAATAACATAATGCCTCGATTGGTATATTATAATATTTAGGGATTTCATCTTCTCCATGACTTAGGAGTTGATTTACATTCTTTGCCCAAGTTATAGTTTGCCTACCAGCATCTATATCCAAGAAATCATTTATAATCTTCTTGTATCTATCCCAAGACCGGTTCTTAACCAATCTATGAGGAGTCTTGGTCATCGTTTTCTAATTAAGGTTCTACCATTACGTTTTACTGGAGAGCTGGGGTTTGGCCCATCTATTAATCCAGGTCTTCTTCTGTCTACTACTCTTGGAACTACTACATGACTTGCTTGGTCACAGAATGGTAAGTAGATTTCCAATCGTCCAGCTAACATACAAAGGTTTTTTCTTAACTCGTCTATGATACCACCAGGTTGCATTGCTTGAGAAAATGTTTTCCATAGGGAAGATGTTGCATCGGCAAGTGTATCATAGTACTGTACTTCAGTAGGCCCAGTTGTGATTTGTTTGATTCTATCACCTCGAGCTTGTTCCGGTTTAGAAGAACCATCACCAACTTGTTCTTTGGTTGAAGTAAGTTGACTTAGGTATTCTCCTGTACTTGTTAATAAATTAAGGAGCTTAACATTGAGATAATCCCATGCTGCCAATTCCATAATTAATTGGTTTTCTAGAGCTTCATACATTAACTCATCATTATATTTATCCAGTGGGATAATATGATTTACTAGCGGTTGGATATATAACTGCCATTTAGTTATGTACATTGCTTTCTCTTCTGATGACATACCATCTGAGATTTCTGAAGGAATGTAATAATTGATTAGGTTATATATACTATCGGTTAATGTAGTTTTAGACTCGGTATTTACAATTACGGTTTTAGTTGCATTTAAGTTAAGTCCTTCGGAGTTCGTTATGTTCAACGCTACTGTATAGAATCCGGACTTTTCATAAGTATAAGTAGGTTGTTTAACATCATAAACGGACCCCTTATCATCACCAAAGTCCCAGTCAAAAATGGCCTTGGCTGGGACTTTGGTTAATACTCTAAATGAAACTTCCAGACCATTCGCAATAGCTACAAAGTCTAGATTGTCCATGGTATCTTATTTTTTAGATTCTTCAAACTCTTCCAACAGAACCTGAATCAGAGTTTCAACTGTATCACCTTTGTCGGCAACAATTTCGTGACGAGCAGCGATAAGGGTTGCTTCTTCGAGAGTATAGGCTTTGGCAATCTTTTTGATTTCCATACCTTTTTCGAACTGAGCATTCAGTTTCTTTTCCAACTTATCGATGTCATCATTGGAGTATTTGTCGACAGCTTTCTTATCAAGAACCAAACGCAGGTGACCTGAATTCAAAGCCATCTGAATCTTTTTAGTTCTGTACTGTCGAGCACTCAATTCTTTTTCTTCTCCTCTACAAATTGTAATACCTGTAGATTGGTCATGGAAGCTGTAAGCTTTAGCACCTACAGTTACTTTATATTTATCCATAATTTTACTAAGTTTTTAGATGTTTAAAATTAGGGGTAGGTCCTCGCAAAACCTACCCCATCAAGAAATGGAATTATTTGTAAAATAAACCAGGTGTATTATTACTCAAGGTTAACCAAGAGATACGGGTCAATGTTCATAAATTCGGGGAATCCAAATTCTGAGAACTTCTTCTCTGCAGACAGAATCAATGCAGCATCCTGATACATCTTAGAGAAGCCTGTAGTCAGAGTAGCATAGATTGCCTGAGTCTGATTTGATACGATTCTTTCTGATTCAAGCATCAACTGTTTTGCAGTCAGTTTAATCAAAGCAGCAGTTGTATCAATCAACAGCAAACCTTGGTCAGGTGTTCCCGGGTGAATATAGAAGTTAGCATTCTTAGGTACCGGAGACTTCACGTTCAGTGTAGCTTCAGTTGTACCAGAATGACGTTCTTTGAATTCCGGCAAGTTCAGCATTTCGATTGCCTGGTCTTCACCACCAATCATAGTAGTAAAGTTACGTCCCATACGAGCAGCTCTTACCCAGATATGTAGCAAGTCTTTGTAAGTGATACCATTCGTAGTTTCATATACACCGATAACCGGAGCAGATTCTGAACCATCAGGTTTGTTACCGTTGATAACAACATCCATTGCCAGAGTATCCATTGCATAACCAAGCTGAACACCGAAGTCACGAAGGTAGATTGCCAATACATCCAGAGATACGTAGTTACGAACTTCATCAGTAAGTTTGAATCCCTTACCAATTTTGAAGAGACTTACTGATTTCTGTCCAAAGCTTACATCCCCCAATGGGATAGTTTCTGCTTCGTTAACCTTTGCAGGTGCAGCATCGGACATATTAATCATCGGCATGATTGCGCTAAGACCACTGATTGACTGGTCAGATGCAATAATCTCCGGATAGAACGGAGCTTGACGCATACCAAGAGTGATGGCAGAACGAATGATTTCCGGAACAATCCAACGAACATCTTGCTGAGGCATTGTGAAGATGTTTTCCATTGTGTCGATTTTCGGATTGATATCCAACTTCTCGAACAATTCATCTTGGGTAATACCCCATTTACCAGTTGTAAGTTCGCCTAATGTGATGTCCACAGGTTTTTTGTTCTGTGAACCTTGACGGTAAGCATCCAACTGCTGTACCATTTGAGGAAGTTCTTTTGCGAAGTCTTCTCTCTTCAATTTTGAAATATCAACTTTTTCCATGTTTCTTCTTCTCTTATTTAATAAGTACTTGAATTACCTCGTTTGCCTCATCTGCAGGTGTGATGGCAATGAAAGGTGTAGCATCTGTTGACTGGTTTGCTTTTACAAATCGGCCGTTCAGTAAGTCACCAGAGGGAACTACATATCCTGCTTTTAAGTCAGCAGCATTAGATACCCAGTTACAAATCATGTAACCTTCCACAGCAACAGTTACCTCTACTGGGAATTTGTTCTGTGCTTGGTAAGCAGGATTTACATTGTCGGTTACTGCCACTCCGATATATACCTGAGTAGGTTTAGTGTAAGGTTCAATTAAACCGTCTTCTCCAAGAGCTACCGGCATACCTTGCAAAATTGTTTCACCACCTTTTACACAGAAAGCTTGGTGCAATTTGTGTGATTCACTTTTGTAAATCACCGCTCTTGGGGTCTTTTCCCCAAACAGCGTCATTGGCTGATCTTTGTTTACGATTTTAGTCATAACAGTGATATTTATCGATTATTACTTGAATTTCTTCTTATACAAGTCTTCGAGGGTTTCCGAAGTAGACTTGGCTTCTGCATTCGAAGTAGTTGCAGGTTTCTGAGTTCCAGTCTTTTCATCATTCTCTGCAACAGAAGAAGCACGGCTTACATCATGAGAACCACAGCTTGCACATACCATTGGGAATTTTTCTTCCAGACGACTCTGATAATCCTTAGTTAAGGAGATGAGAGTAACGATGCCAGTAGTTTCGGCATTCAACATTGTAACAATAGTTTCATCGGCTTTGTCACCCATCAACTTCTTGTAAGTAGTAACAGCATTTTCACGGAGAGAAGCAATGTGATTCTTTCCTACAGTTGCCATTTCCTTCAAGTTTGCAACTTCTGCATTCAGGTTGGTAATCTGTTCTGTAAGAGAAGATTTCTCTGTAGTAAGATTATCTACCGTTGTCTGAAGACTGTTTTTGGATGATACCAAGCTTTGAATACAAGAAATAACTTCTTCCTGAGTCATTTCTTTGCCCTCTGCCAGAGATAACATGTTATCTCCGAAAAGCTTTTCTAAAAATTCTTGCAATTCTTTGTTCATATTTTCTTTATTAGGATTATGATTTTCTTGGGTACCATTATCATTAAAAGAATCTGGAGTATTGTCCTTTTCTTGGAATGAGTTGAAATCCGTTTTGTAGTCAGTAAAAAAGTACTGTTTGGACTTGTCATCCCGATATTCCTCATAAGAAGACCAGGTTCTTTTTGCAAAGGTTGGATTAATGATTTTACCATCTTCACCAATCTTTTGAGCAAATGAATCAGCTCCATGAGATACCAGGGATGTTTCCATATATCGAACTACCTCAGTAACTATTCTACGAACCATTTCACCTTTAGAGTCATAAGTACCAAGTTTTTGATAGAATTCACCATCTTCCATTCCTGGATGTGATTTATCCCACTTAAACTGTACTGTTACTGAGTTACTGTGAATTGAAGGAGGTTCCATAAGAATACCTCTAGCAATTCTTGGGTTAGCTTTACCATCAATCTTCAGAATACCATTGATACCTGCAGGTATAGTAAAGCTTCCATCCTTATAAGACTCCTGCCACATTACTTGAGATACAGCTCCAATTGCATTACCAATATTGGTTTCATGGTCGCAATTTACTGTTTGTCCAAGTAACATCTTCATAGAAGCTTTAAGTACTCCATTCTGACCAAAGTCAGTAGGGTTCCAGTTCTTAGATACAATCGTTTCAGAAAGTAATCTAAACATAGGTTCTATGAACTCTTCGTCCTTTGGAGTAAGTTCTGATTTATCAAGGTTTGGATAATAGGTATTATAATCTATATCTCCTCCCCAAAATCCAAATTGAGCAATGGTATCCGGTGTCGGAGTCTTCCATTTGTAATAATTCTCTGAGAAAGCCTGGGCTCCAACTGCTTCTGGGATATACCCAGCCATAATGGTATGACCCTGGCCAATCACCATTGAATCAAGATGCTCTTTGTTTCTTTTAGTAAATTTACTCATCTTGCTTTTGTATTTTGGTCTCCACGAGATGGAGCCGGATTAGTTTTATCTCTTGACCTACGAGCAGATTGATTTTTATCATCCTGCCTTTGCTTCTTCTTAGTTCCTTCTTGAGGGTCTAAGTTACCGCCTTTAGCAAATTGGTCCTCAAGTGAAACTCTTGGTTCATTCTCATCAGGAGAATCATAACCCATTGCCCAAGCATATTGGTCTTGGCTAATGATACCAGCCTTATATAATAAATCCAGGTTTTGGATTTTATACTGAAGACCTTGTTGAACCTTAACTTCATCAGAGATAGTTGAAGTTCCCCATGATATCTTTATTCCCTTATTATCAAAGCCTGCCAGACGCAGTTCTAGAGAATAAAGAAAATCCAATACATAAGTTACAAGCATTTGGATATTTTTTAACTGGCTGATTAATTTAGACAGCATTATACCCGTTGCTCCCTCTCCCGTTGTTGAACTAACTCCAATAAGGTTTCCATTAACTCCCAAACCATTTGCAACTGATTGCTGATTCATGTTCCAGGGTTTCTCAATATTACCAAGCTCCTTGGTAGTTGAATTGAGTTTAAACTCATGGTCATCAATATAACCCGTTACTATTCCGTCCTTCATGCCATTACGAAGATTTCTTTTCAAATCCTTTAGTGTACGTTCAAGACGATTCTGGTAAGCTTGTAAGCTTTCATTAGGATTCTGGTCTGGTTTAGTCATCTTAGCTTCCAAGAATCCTACCATACCAACCATCTCCATTATGTGTTTGAAGTTAACCTTCATATCATGTTGACCTTTTAATGAATCCAATGCTGCCATAAAAGGAGGAATCCCATAAGGTTCATCGGTATCATTAAACATACCAGCATACACATAAGTTTCTGGGTTTAGTTTGATATAATCTTGGTGCTTAACAAAGTAATTCTTATTCCTCTGGTAAGGAGAATATACTCCATTGTTCTCCCTTTTGAAAACAATGTTCTCTGGTCTAAGGAATAAGACTGTATCTAAACCTTCTAGCCTATCATTGGGAACTCCTTCAACAGATATAGCTCCACTAACAAGGCATTGTACAATCATCTTATTAACTAGACCGTCTATACCAGCAGTATACCTGGACCATTTCTTTGTAGCTTCGGTAAGATGTTTTCTCATCTTATCTGCTTCGGCATCTGAATTATTTGGGAATGTTACCGTATGACCTGTGTTTGCCAACTTAAACATATCCTGCAAAGCAATGCCCATATCCGGATTTACCTTATATAAATCACGAATCAAAGGGATTACTTCAACACGAAAAGAAGGATCTACCATTACGGTCATCCCTTTCAGAGTACTGAGTAAAGAGTTATCTTCATCTACTGATACTCTACCAGGAGATATAGCAGCAGCTTTTGGCTTGCTTGGCTCCTTGTTTGATTCAGGAGGTGGGTCTTTCTTTCTACCCCAACTCCAATTAAAATTGAGCTTTTTCATTTCGGTTGTACTATTACGTTAGTTTTTCCTTTTCTTATGTGATTACAGATTGCTTTACCGAATATAGAGTCATCTGCATATACATCCCCCTCTAGGTCTACATCTACTGTAGAATTATTAGCTCTATGCTTACCCATTGCAACTGGCCTACCTAAACCATCATATATGAAGGTATATGCTTCTTGAACAAAGAAAGGGTCTTTAACAGTAATATTATCTTCTCGAATATCCTGTTCAAGTCCCTCTACAATAACAGAACGGTTCTTTTGTGTAGTTAACCATCCTGGAGATTTATCTACCTCAGGTCTAGATTTACCTTTCTTCTTAAGCATTTTCTGATAATAATACAGTTTAGGATAACCTTCAGTTTGAAGAGCAGAAGTTACTGCTAATCCAACATCATTGGATTCTGGAGCAATGGTAGCAAAGTTAAACAAATGCCCTGTATCTCCAAGTAACCTTGCATACTTATCTACTGAAAGTCTACCTTTGAATACTGCTTGTTCTTCTCCTTGTTTATCCATGCAAGTAAATGCAGAGTAGTCAGAAGACCTACCAGTTGAAACGTCAGCACCAATGAAATATTCCTTATCTGGTGCTGGTTCTAAGAATTGCCGATATTGACCATTGAATCTTTTCTTAATAACCGGATAATCACTAAGACAGTCTTCGATGGCTTTGATATCAGCTAAGTCGAAGACCGTATTTCCAGATGATAAGAAGTCACCATCGATTTCTTGTGCAGTTCTTTTTGTTCCAAGAGCAGAAGACATTTCATTGTACCAATTAATATCTCGTTCTGGGTGCATTTGCCAATACAATCGTAGTGGGTTAAATGGGTTTCCACCTGCAATAGCATCAACCCAAGTTGAGTGGTAGAAGTTACCAACTCCATAAGGAGTGGAATTGATGATAGCAGCTCCACCAGTGGAAAGAGTAGGAAAAGCGGCTGCCCAAATCTGGGCTGCCCATCTAACTACTGCTGCTTCATCAATTACCAGTAAGGATAGAGATTCTGAACGACCGGCTTCTGAAGACGTTGGGATAGATTCTATGAATGAGCCATTATCGAACTCTATCATTGATGCAGAACCATATTCTCCCGAACGACCATTTATAATCGGTGTCTGTAAATACCATGGCAGGTTTTTGTACATGAACTTAATCTTCTTAAGTACCTTCTTAGCTGTTGTATCCTTAATGGAGATAATGTTTATCTTCTTATTAGGATGATACATTGCCAACCATAGGCAGTACATAGATATAAGCTCCGTAATACCTGCCTGCCTGAACTTAAGCAGAATATTGAAACGTTCTTTTACGAAGTTATACAGAACCGATTTTTGATACGGGTAAAGTTCAAATCTTACCTTTCCCCTCATAGGGTGTATCACATAAGTGAAAAGGCTAAAGTAAAAAACATCATTACTAACTTTAGCCAGTGTTGCTAGTTCTTCCCTTGTAAGAGCAGATGTGTTAGTTTCTATGTTAATCTTCTTTGCCATAATCAAAAGTTATAGGTTACTGAAAACTCTAAGTCAGCTTTTATTCCCGAAAAGAACTTCGGATAATGAAAAGCATTTATACCAAGTTTATAATTGAAATTAGTAGTCTTGATTGAAAGGCCTGTCCCTATGTCTAACATTTGATTAAAGACCCTATATTTACCATAAACGTATGGACTTAGAGTTAGTTTTCTAATTCTTTTTTGAGTTAATTGACCTTCATACCAATTGTACTTATACTTACCTAAGTCCATGTTAAACATTCTCGTTGAATAGGAGTTTGTTTCCTTGTTGAATAAACTTAGGTTCAATTGGTTTTTATCCAAGGTAAATTGGACCAGAGAATCTTCTCTACTAATTCTATTCGAAGTAACCGCTGTTGAATCAGAAGCTTGGGGTTTAGTCGAATTGCTACTGTTTCGATAGAAGTCGTAGAGAAGAATTCTCTGGGGCTGAACCAATTGTGTATATGGTGATTGGGGCTTGAAGTTCTCTTTCAATTTGATTGTATCAGGAATGCCAATGACCGATGAATCAGGAAGTTGTCTGATATATGAATTCAGTTTGTAATTCCTGAAGCAAAGGTAAATAGTAAATCCTAGTAGCAAAAGGAACACAAAGTTCTTCCACTTGTTTTTATCTGTTTTCATCATCGCGAAAAATTAAATTATTACTAACTATCGGTAATCGCTTAGCGATTACCTTTTATCGAACGTAGTGAGATAAATTTCCTATATCCTAAAACATATATCCAATATCTACTACAAACAATAGCTATATACGCATATAAAAATATAGATATATATACGTAGTATATTATATATCTATATTTTTCAAAAGGCGGTTTGGACTAATATATACTTTAGTATATATTAACATGAAAGTGTACCTAGACATTTTTGATACATTTCCTAAACCAAATCCCAACTTCATATACAGAACCTTTGGCAATTGTATACCTTGCCTTGTTTAACCAGTAAAGGTAATTCTCTTGGTCAATGTAAATCTTAAACTGTTTGGGAAATCCCATGATTGCCTTGAAATCATTAATCCCTAGAGGATACCCATCAGGTCTAAATTGCCTATCTGCAGGTCTTAAAGTTAGAGGTGGTTTATCTAATTCTAATCGATATACTCCCGGGAGAGTACTCATCTTTGCAGTTTTAATGGGCCATTTCTTCTCGTTCTTGAAAGCACTATTCCATAATACTTGAATCTTCTCAACGGTCAGATTCTTCTTTTCTGGAAGCTTTCGATAGTCATACATTGCAAGGGTCTTTTCTATCGGGATGTTATAATTACTCCCGTAAGGAGATACAGATAGCAAATCTCTAGTAAGTTTTGGAGTTTTTACTTGGAATACTTCATTAAAAGCATTCAAGTATTTCTTACCGGTTTTCTTATGCACTCCAATAACGATTAAACGTTTCCTTGATACTTGAGAGTTCCCATAGTCAGAAACTGACCTTTCATGAAAAACTAATTTATAGTCCTTAAAGGTTTCCTCAAAGAAATCCCTGGGAAGTAAAGATAGCAAACGAGGAAGATTTTCAATAAGAAAAATCTTAGGCTTATATTCTAATATTGCAGCAGTTACTAGATTTAAACTCCTGTTATCCTTAGGATTACCCAATTCTTTTACCTTTGAAAGCCTCATAATTGAAGCTATCCCGCAATCTGGGCTTGATATAATGATATCCACTTTCTCATCAAATTCTTGTAAACAGAACCCTTTATAGAAAGGTATATTACCAAAATTAGCTTTCCATTGCTCTTCACCTGGAGTATGGAATACTCCTCTTACTTCTATATTCCCAATCAGATGTTTCCTGAAAGGGAATAGCAGGGCACCTTGCCCTGCACATACTCCCAATACATTCATTTCTTGTAGCTTCTAAGTTTTACATACTTAACCCAGGAATAATGTTTACGAGTTCGGATATACTCCAAGTCGTGGTCATTATTATGGGCTTCCTCTTCGAAGCTTACATCATGGTATCTTTCGCTTTGTTTGTTCCACTTAGCAAAGAACATGATGATTAGGTACTCGATTGCATACCATAAGTAGTAGAATATCCACAACATCTCTTGCATTTGTTTGAGATGAATGTGCTCATGATTGTAATCATAGGTATCAAACTTAGCACCTTTTCTCACAAAGACAATTCCGAATAGGTTCATTGCCTTGTATCCCTTGAAAGGGATGAATTTGTTGTAAATTACCTTCATTATATCTTGTTTTTAAAGTTTTCGTAAGCGTTTTTTAACTTCTGGTCATAGGCATTTTCAGCATAACCAGGACCATTATACTTCCGAGCAAAGCCTGCCCAGTCATGTTCTTTCAGATTTTTCAAGCAACTGGTATTATTCATGTAGTAATACATGAGTTTTAACTGACTTTCATGAGATTCCTGCATCTTTTTCACGAATTCGAAGACGTCTTTACAGCCACAATAGAGGTGATTGAAGCCCATAATCTGAAACATTCCCCAAGAAGCTGACTTCAAAGCACATTCTTCATCAATTTTCTTGGCAATTTCGAGTCTTTTGTACTCGTTTGCTCCTCCTAAGTACTTCGATTTATCCCATTTTGGGAAACAAATCGTAGGATAACTCTTTTGAGCAGCTACTGACTTGTCTAAACCGAACTTATTTTTGATTTCTTTGTACATAATGTGACCTTCAAACAGAATTTGAGGTCTACCATCTACTAGAAATCCATCTCTACCTGCTCCTTCAACCAGTTGTACTGCCTTTAAAAGAGCTGGCTCTAGTCCTAAATCATTGGCTAAAGCCACCATCATTTCATTAGTTAACTTATCCATAACGTTATATTTTAAAGTTCATTAAAGAAAAGAAAGTATTGCGTATACCTTATCTGGATGATAGTTAGGAGTTCTATTATCTTATATAAAATTTATAATAATATGGAAGAGAAACTCACATGTCACCTATGTAATTCACCATTAGATTTGGATGATTACGATTTAGCCAAAACAGTACCTCAATTAATGAAGGAAAAACAACTTTGTTTTCGATGTGCTTTTTGGCATAGAATCCTTGAATCAGATAAAACTTTGATAGAGGATTCTAATTATGAAATGATTCCCTTGGTTACACCCTATTTTCGGCATTATGCCATTCACTTAAATAAGATTTGGTTAGAAGTTGCTACATTTAGAAGAGAGTCATTGGGCTCAACTAAGAAATATATTGCTGCAATGGTAAAAGATAAAGTATGCATTGGTTCGTATAATAATTGGGGATTCCAGGGAATAATTCCGGCACACTTAAGAGAACTTTTTACTCCAAATGGTATAATCCTAACTCCAGAACAATTGGATAACTTACTTAACAGGAAATCCTTTACCGCAGCAGATTTAAAAATAATGATTAATAAATTGCATTAAATCAGATTAATTTTGTATATTTGCATAAACAATTTAATAATAAAGATATGAAAAAGAACAAAGAAACCAAAAAGCTAAAGGAGGGTGAAGAAGTCATTTTCTCTGACGGCAAAACTCTTATGGAGAAAGTAACTGTAGAATCTATCGATAAGAAAGGTGGGTTTGCAGTACTGAGTAACAAAGTAAAGGTATCAAGAACCCTGGGACCCGATGGATTCTATACAAGGTTAGATGGTAAATCAAGTATGATATTACCTCTAACAGATAAATCTGAATTGGATTACCAAGCCTTCAAATCTTATTTCTCTATTAAGAGAAACCTGGAATTTATCGAAGCCAAGATAAAAGATATGAAGGATAAAGAGTTCAGCGAACTAATAGTAGAGTTAGATAAGAAGATATCCAAAATCGTAAATAAGTACTTTGAACAATGATAACCTGGATAATCTTAGGCATTATATATGCCATATGTTTTATACCTGCATGGTTTATGACCAGAGTAATTACCTCATCCCACCCAATGAAAAGGGTGGGGTTCTTTTTCCTAACTATCTGGTTAATCATGCCTCTATTTCCGATATATTTACTAATCACATATTTTAATAACTATGAACAGAGAAATAACGACGAAGAAGGTAGGTAGGCAAAAGAAGCTTACCAAAGAGGAAGAGGAAATCCTTATGCTTACCGAAGAGATTTGGAATGGGTTTTTGGCATTACCTATCAATCATCCGATGGAGGCAAATGAGATAGCAATTAAGATACATGATATCTAGAGGATGATTATATCTAGGCCTGGATTTAGGTTGAATCAAGAAATGTTTAAAGGATATGGTAAAGGTAACAGTGATAAGGGATGATGACCATAAGAGAATCCTAAGATGTTCTGAAGGTAATAGGATTTGGTATCGGCTATGGATTAATCCTGAGGATATGATGAGAATAGAACCATTATTAGAGGGAGGAGATAGGATTTGGATGGAAGAACTTGAGATGTATTATACTTTCTTCTATGAGATAAGAAATGGTAGAAGGGTTTTAGGGAAGGATAGGATTAAGGAGATATTAGATATCCTATAAAAGGATAAGTTGCCAGGGATATTAGGTCTCTGGCTTCTTTGTGTGTGCATGTGTGGTTGTGGTGTCTTGGTATGCCTTTATCACGAAAGCCTAAAATTTCCTGGTACTAAAAGGGCCGAACGGTTACGTTAAAATTAACATTCAAAAATAAAAAGTAAGGGACAAACATTTATTTTGCTTTCCCTTACTTTTTATTTAGTTTATAAGTTCTTTAAAAAATCTTTTATATCTTTGATAATCTGAATTAATACCCAAATTACACCAACAAATAAAAATACATTTAATATCATATCATTTAATTACTTGAAATTTTTAACTATTTGCAAACCTTTTGTTAGAACTTCTTTTTTTGTGTCCTTTGTATTTTCGCTTGCAATAGAAGCAAAAGAAAAATCATGAATTTTATAAACTTGCTTATAAAAATCGTTGAAAGCTGAAACAAGTGTTTTTAATTCATTTTGTTTCTTTTCTTCTTTTGCTTTGCAAATTGAATCAAGCAAAGAAAAAGTTGTATTTCTTAATTTCTTTCGATACGCTTTCTTTTGCTTTTCGTTCAATTCTGCAAACAGAGATTCAACATAAATTTCTGTTTTCTTTCCTAAAGAAGTTTTTAAAAGTCCGTTTGTTTTTTCATTTAGACTTTTAAAAATACTATCAACTGATAATTTAATAGTGCTATTTGCTTTTGCTTGCGCTTTTGCTTTTTTAGCGTCTACTTTGTTTACTTTGTTGTTAGAAACTTCTTTTTCTACTACTACATTTTTTAATTCTTCCATAATAAAATACTTTTAGTTTTTATGTTTATTTTATTATATCCTTTTCTCTATAAAACTAAAAGATTTATAAGAAAAAGAGAAAAGGAATAAATTAATTTTATATTGTTTCAATATATCAAATATCGCTTTTTGATTACATTACAAAGATACAATTTAATTTTTAATTAGCAAAATTTTTAGAGAATTTTCTTTTTAAAAATTGTTAATCAAAATTTTAAATATCTCTTTGCTTTTTCAACAATACAAAGATAAGAAATATATTTTAATCTGCAAAACATTTTGAGATTTTTTTTTTTGAGAAATTTTTAAAGAATTATTTTTAATAATTTTGCATGAAAAATTTGCAAGTAGGTTTTAGGGGTTTGAATTGGGGGCATGGTTGTGGGTAGGTAATATAGGTATATTGATGGATATAAGGTAGGATATAGAAGGGGTTGGTATAGGTACCACTTTAGAAATTTGGAGGCTCCATACAGTCCGGTAGTTATTATCTGTATATTATCATACATAAAGGCCATTAGGTGACTAGCAGGTAATCCTATAATGCCCAGGGCCATACAGGGAGTCTATGGAGTACTATGGCCTATAGGTCTGTAGTTAGGCCTATGGTAAGCCTTAGTAAGTCCCATGATGGCCTAGAGTTAGGTTACATAAGAAAAGCCCAGTACCTAAGATAGGCTGGGCTTATAGGGTGTAACATAGTTAGCGATAGTTAATCCTTGAAGATATAGAAGGTAACTCCATCGAAGATATAGGTATCCTCTGCCATAGAGGTATCAGCCATAGGCTCATCCTGTAATCGATTGAAGGTAAAGTGTTCCTCATCTGTATTATAGTATACCAGGATTTCGGGTTTAGGTTCCCTTAGATATTCCTCTAGAGCGATAAAGGGATTTTCCTTATCCGGTATAGGTACATAACCTGTAAAGTTATTATCGTAGGTATTATGTATGAAATTGTACCATGAGTAATAATAGTTGTAGGTACCTAGATATCCCATTAGGGCATTGATAGCAATCTGTGGGTTAATTTGACTTGTTCTCATATCTATTAGTTAGTGATTAGACTTCTGCAATAAGGGTAATGTATAATGAACCCAGATAAGCGGTATAGGCAGGCTTAGGTTGAGAACCATCATCGAATAGTAAAGGACATTCTGCAAGTATAGAGTTTATTTGGGCTCCTGTAAGAGTTCTATTAGAAAGTTCATAATAGAAATTATGTACTATACGACCGGGAGCTAGTTCTGAGCAATTATATGCCTTGAATGTAAATTCTGGGATGTGTAGATATCCTTCATCTATGAGGAAGGAAAGATACTCAAGAACTCCTTTCTCATCTACCTGAGAATCAATGTTTAGGATCGCCTGGTTTTTAGTGAACCAAGTTTTAACTAAGTTGGGTTTAATACTACGCATAGGATATAGGATTTAAAAATTAATATTCTTGTTTATTATCACATTGCAAATATAAGAATAATAAATAATATAGCAAAATCCTAATCAATTTTTATAAATCCTACTGAGGCCCATAATGGAGTAAGGCCATAACACCATAAGTCCTAGAAACCTTGCAATTAATACTAATATAAATACTTAGCTAATAACTGCAAAAGCTCTAGGACCATATTACCTATTTCCTAATTATTACCCTATTAATATTAATAACTATATTACCATTATCCGAAGACCTACCTTTCTTTAATAAATAACCTATAGTACCCATTGGTATATTATACTCCCTAATAAGTTCATCATAGGTTTTCGTATTTGCCTCTTCTTTAACCTTATTAATGAAAGCCTTAGTATATTTCCTTTTAATCCTCTTTTTGGGTATTATGGCTTTAGTACGTAAGGCCTTATATGGCTCCCAAGAATACAGATTAGGAAATAGTTGACTAAATAGCTTATCCGAAGTAATGCTTTTACGTTTACCTTCGGCATCTATTAGCTTCATATGAGGTTTAACCTTAATGAAACGATTAGTGGTTTTGTTCATTATATAGGATGGGAAATTAGGATGTCTTCTGTGTTTCGTATTACCTTGTTATTTTAATTAGTATATTATATAATAGTGCTTAGTTAGGTAATCGGATTTAGGTACCCCAAAAGGCCATTATTAGGTGCCTTTTAGGCAATTGGTTATATAGCCTTAGGACCTTGAGACTGATGTGTTAGATAGCTCTATAGTATGTGTACGTATAGTAGAAAGCCTCTGCCAGATCCCCTACCTCAAATTTTTCCGACCCCCGGAAGGCCCCAAAAGTAGATTGTATTATGTATATTGATTAGTATTATATTAGGTTGAAGGTTATATGTATCTTAAATAAGTGTAGGTGTATTATGTTACATAGTTAAGCCCAGTATGATTTTGTATTATATGTTCATACTGGGCTTTATGTATTATAGGTATGTTATTATTATTGGTTATTTGTTTTGTTTGGGGTGGGTTGTTAGTAGGTTGGTATCCTTAGGATTAAGGTCTCTAATAGGATTAATAGGATTATCTGTAGGCCTTGTAGGATTAAGTATATGTATTTTTGTTTGTTGGTGGGGCTGGGTATTTGGTTATACCTCTTGCTCCTATGTATTAGGCTTAGTGAGGTATATATTATTAAGGCTATTAAGAGTAGGATTTTCATTTCTGTAGGGGTATTTGATATTCTTTGTAGTTAGTTAGTGGGTTGTACCAGAAGTCTAAGGATTTCAGGTATTCGGATTTGGTTCTCCTAGTTACGGTAAAGGATATTTCTAGTTCCTTTATTCGTAATGTCCTTAGGTTTATGTCTTCTTGTTCTAGGAGTTCTTCTAGGTTCTCTAGGCTTTGAAGGATATGTGTCCTAAGGTTATCTATAAGCAATTGGTTCTTTTTCATTTTTAGTTTCATTTTCCGTAATGTTTTAGTTCTTGGTTATACTCTGGATATTTGTTCTCGTAGTAGTCATAGAGATATTGGTATTCGTCATCTCCTGACCAGCAATCAAGAAAGTAATCGTATTGTTCCTCGGTTGCCTGTGAGGGATGTATGTGCAATGTATATTTGCAATAGTGTTCCCATACTGTTTTAGGTTGGAATTTATTAGTTGGGAATGCCATGACTACTAGAGCCATGGCAATTGATGATAATATGATTAGTTTGGTTCTCATTTGATGAGGGATTTTAAAAGGTTAATGGTTTGTTCAGCATTCTCGTAAAGAGTTTCGGGTTCTTCGAGCAAGTCAATGTAGTAATCAATGATTTCGGCATGTTCTTCCTCGTCGAAGCAATCCTGATAATGTTGTAATTGAGCCAGGATAAGTGGTTTGTATTTTTCCTGTTCAAGGATAAGGGTTGCACCATAGAGTACCATGTCTACTTCATCTACGTTATAATCGAAATATTGGTCATCGCAACCTCTGAGCAAGTCCATTTGATTTAGGATTTCCATTAGGTCAAGTTCCAGGGATTCCTTATCAGCATAGGTATATACCCAGAGCATTTCGAGTGAAAAATCCGATATCTCCTCGTAATGTGGGTCATCCTCAGCAATTTCGAAATCATATGTATTTTGGGCATGTGACATAGGCATTTGGCCTTGGGTAGAGATAATGTGATAAGGGTTTTGAGCAAGGATTGAAGCAAGGATTGAAGTAGATTTTAATGTTGTCATGATGTTATAAGTTTTATTGGTTAATGTTAATTGTTAGCGATTTGATTGTTGAATGTTGTTTGGTCATCGGCATCAGGCCAACCCATGGATTCCTCCATGTATTCGGTAGTATAATCGATAATGGTTGCAGCATCGTCTTTGTTAATTGTAGCAACCTCGGCTTCGATTTCCCGTTGGATTTGGTCGTAATGATAAGCAAATGACCTCCGTATGCGTGCAGCAATTCCTGGGTATTTTTTAAATAATTCGATTAATTTACTTTCTTCATTCATAATGTCTATTTTTAAATGTTTATGCAAATATAAGAATAATATTTTAAATATGCAATAACCCCAATTACTTACTGGAGCCTTATAAGGTCAACTATTTCGATGGAAGAGTATGGCATACCTATAAGTTCTGAGATTATCCTTTTAGTATGATATACATGAAGGTGGTTAGGATTTAGTTTTACCCTTGGGAATATTAGATATGGCCTTAGTTCCTCAGTTCTATAGGTTATGATTAATTCCTCGCAGAACTTTTCGTTTTGGCAATCGAAGGATACTAAAAATTGGGACTGTTCTAGCATATTATTAATATTAAGCAATGAGTATTCTCATAAGTTAAAGGTTCTTCGCTAGTAGGATGGGAGGATGCACCCATAATAATTAAGATGTTCCCTCCCATAATTAGTATAAGAATTATGTTAGGCTTCATTGGTGTTATGTTTACCTAAGTCCTCGAGGGTTTCCTGATGAGTGCATAAGTCCTCCATTAGGTCTTCGACGGTATCTTCCCAGGAATCGTATTCGTCAAGGCTATATTCGCTGATGAAGATAAAGAATGTATCCCCAAATAGTAGCCGTAAGACTTTGTCTGTTAGGTCTTCATCCTCATCATATAGTTTATTCTCTTCTTCGGCAGAGAGTTCGAGGGCATCATCGTTTAGTTTACTGGATATCTCGTTCAAACGATTGAGATATTTGTTGAGAGTTTCAAGGTCTTCCTGTGAACGAGTCTCTTTGAATTTAAGATAAGTTTTTGATGGTACCATAGTTAGTCCTCCTTTGATTTTAATGGTTCGGCAATTACTGAAATGAATCCTGCAGGATACAATGTATATAGGATATGATATCCGGGTTTATGTGGTGGTAAGAATACATTAAGTATATTCCTAAGTAATGGATAGAGTTTCCATTGATTATCCTCTAGGAATTGTTTCCATTCATCGATTTCGTTATCATCGTAATTGGCAGTTAATTGAATATGATACCGAGTATTATCCTTATCGAGAGGAGTAAATACGTTAGTGACTACCTCAATTTCGTTTGAAGGCTTTTTGTATTGGGTAATTGGATACCAGATACCTTCGTTTTTCCATTGATTGAGCTGGAATATTGTCATCCCAGATTCAAGTAAGTTGGTGAGTTTGTAAAGATTAACCATGTTGTTGTCTATTTTAAAATGAATAAATATATTTTATTTTTCACTACAAAGATAAGAATAAAATAAATAATATGCAAATATAACTGAGGTAGAGGCAGGACTCTTAGTTAGGTTAGAGTCCTGCCTCTGGGATAGATATGAAAACAACTGGTTGATCTTCATCTAAGGTCTCATCAAGTACTTCATTAAGAAGCTCTTTACGTTGTTCTTTTGGTAGGCCATCCAGAGTTCCCTTAATCCTATCTTTTAATACCCTTTTAAGTGTATCTTGATACTGACTAATAAAGGTATGGGCAGAAATAGACACTGGAATAAGTACTCTCATTTGTGTAGTAACATTACAGTTATTTAATAACTGGGATAACTCTTTGCGGTTTTCCAATGAATGTTGAATAACCATGGCGATTACATCTGGTTGTTGAACATCAGTACAACCTGAAGCATAGCGTACAATTCTATCAAAGGTTGATTCTGTAATGTCAAAGGGCATACCATTTAAGAAGGGTTCCCTGAAGTCAGGGTCCATTGTTTCTGTTTCTAAAATAGTTCTGATTTTCATAATTCTACTTCTCCTATTCCGTTAGCAAGTAAATAATCGTAGTACAAATGTACGTTAGTATCTCCGTAAGCCCTAATATAGGATTCAGCATCCTCTGGGTCTGCTGAGACCCAGGGATATTCTTGTATCTGTGCCTTATGTAACTGTAAGGCCAGAGATTTTAATTCTTCTTCGTTCATGATATTCTGAAGTTAAGTTGGTAAACCCAATGATTTTTATCCAGCTTGGTGAATGAGATAAAGATACCGTCACCATCGGTAAAATTTTGCATAAATCGTATGCAGCCATCGGCAATGATGTTTTCTCTTGGTCGGTCTACTGTAACCAGGCTTTCAAATGTAAATGTATAATAGCAAGTTTCGTATACCCAGATTTGATTGATATCAATGCAAGCAAGTTGATAGTTATCGTATAACTTACTAAGTAACTCGTATAAGTTAGCCTTTAGGTTTTCCTTTTCTCCATTACAGAGGGAGAAAGTGTTTTTGTTAGCAATGAATCTTTGAAGTACCTCTTCTAAGTTCTGGATGGAGGATTTAGATGTTGTTGTTTTCATATTTTTATTATTTAATTATTACACTACAAATATAAGCATTTTATTTTAAATATTACTTTATTCATGCAATTATTTTAATATAGCTGAGGTTCTACATACAAGAAAAGGCCTTTGAATCGAGAAATGTCATCAGGAGCATTTAGGTTATCGTTCAAGAACCTCTCTATGCACATATCGCCTCGCATTAATTGTGAGGCATGTTCTGCTGAGATAGGGAATTCCTCTATGCCGAACATAGAATTTTCATTGTCTTCTGAGGTAAATACGATTTTTAGCATTATATTTTTGTTTTTAAACGGTTAATTACTTCTTCGTAGAATTGATTTATGAACTCAGGTTCAGGAGTTGAAGAACCTGGGTTAAGTTGTCTCCAATGGAATCTTACGCTGTTCTTAATCTCAAGAGCAAGATTATTAGCAGCTAAATCAAAAGCATCGTTGTATTGAATAATCTGTAAGAGGTTCCTTACACATTTGCTAGCATCTCCTAGAGGTACTTTCTGTTCAATCATTTCGAATCCGTCCTCGTAAATCTCTACTGTATCAATGTAAATGTCATCAATATGGTTAAGAGAATTGATTAAGTCTGGAGTAGTAACTTCTTCCTCATCTCCCAATTCGTTAGCGATTCTGAAGGCTTTGATAAAGGCATCTAAGATTCCCTGCATATCGGGGTCCTGTTCCTTAAGTGGAATACGTCTAATGATTCCAACTTGTTCGAAGGTTAAGTAATACTTGGTTTGCATGGTTATAAAATTTTAATAGTTTATTAATTCATTACAAATATAAGAAATATATTTATATCTGCAAAAGAATTAATAAACTATTTAATAATTACTGAGGTAGAGCCCGGAATCTGTTTAAGTCCCAATCGTACTTTCTGTCTCCCTTATTAGTAAATACCCAAAGGTAATGGTCTTTATATTCCTTTGATATGGTATTATACTTAGAGGTCTGAATGATGATACGATTTGGTTCGTATTCAAGTAATTCTGCATGTACTGTAGATACATGATGACTTTCAAGATTAAGTTTATCCTTGAAGTCTTTAAGGAACTCATCCCGGTTTACACCATAGTTATCTCCCACGAATTTAATGTAATCGTCCTCTACCTGTTCTAACATGGTAGATACCTTGAATCTAAACTTGTTCATCTTTGTTATTTTTAAGGGTTCGTAATTTCTCTTTGAGTTCTTCAGCACATCTTTCAATGATATTACTTACTACTACCAAGCAATCTTCATCTGCAAATGACATAATGATATCCATACATTCATCAAAGTAATTTCCGATTGATTGAGGATTATTCCAAAGTACATCCCAGTTCTTGCAATAATTAAACCGGATAATATCTACGTATTCATTTACTGATACCTTACTATCTGGTAAATATGGATATACCTTTGAATACATAGATTTAAAATTATCCTCAATCTCCTCATTCAATCTAAACTCTTTTGGTAGAGCCTCATAGTAAGACATATCTGGAATGTAGAATTGGTAAGCAAATTCCTTATCTGTCTGTGCCTCAATTCCCGGGTATGAATTAGCAAATAATACTGGTATTTTATAGAGCAATAAGTCTGGTACTCTATCATATACCTTGTAATGGTCTTGGTATTCTTTGTACGCATTAACATATACCCGGTCATCGTATATATGAAGTTCATTGAGTATCGTTTGAACTCTTGAATGAAAGTCTTCTAACTCGAAGTGCATAGCAATGTTAAAGGTATCTTCCATACCCTCTAACTTTTGTAGAGTAATAAGTCTGCGGCTTTTGATTACTCTGATTTTCTTTTTCTTTCTGAATAAGTTGAACATGTGTTAAAATGTAAAGTTAATATATACGTCCTGAGAACCTTTCATGAATTTCTCATGGTTGGTATCATCGAATTTAAAGCAAGAATATTTGCCTAATGAGCGTTCATATTCTCCTCTTACCCATACTGGTGCAGTAGTAGTGGGTTTAAGTTTAAAGTAAGTACCCTGATTGATGTTCTTAATCTTGGTCTTTTTACATTCGGGGTCTAATGTTTCCATATATTTGTCTATTTTTAAAATTGATATGCAAATATAATACTTTTAAATTTAATATGCAAATCCGTATATACACAACTGAGGCCACCATTAATAGGTAGCCTCTAAGTTATTTTCTTTTGTTTAGGAATGATGCAGCAAGGGATGTATCTTCTTCTGCTTCTAGTATTTCATCATCCTCTAAGTACCTATCCATCTCTGGGTCATAAGAATCGGTATCAATCCTCATTTCAATCTCCCTACGCAATTCATGGTGTTCTTTAGAGGATATTTCCATAGCAGCCTTATAGTTATCTGTGATTTGATTGAGTTCTTTCTTATTAAGATTAAGGCCCTCCTTGGACGTATCTACTCCCTCTTGCTTAGTTGCAACTACTTCAGGCAATGAATTGATATCGTATTTGTCCTCTAAGAGTTTTGCTTCTTCAGTTTTAGTAAGTACCTTTTGAGATTCTAATACGATAGTTCTTGCTTCCTCTATCGAGATAGTATTCTCAGCATTGAGATTATTCTGTTGATTGAACTGATTGAAGATATTAGTTGTATTGCCTCCAGTAAGATTACGAATGATTGATTGTAATGATGTAGAAGATTCCAACTTAAGCTTCAATGTCTTATTAACCTCGGACGAAATGAAAGGAGTATATTTACCTCCTTGGGAATCTCTTAAGATTTGCAACTGGTGAGATATCTCCATTCTATCCTCTAATGCCCATGCTAGTTGTTCTCCCAATAACGCGTTAAGTAATTCTTCCTGTTTATCTTTATCCCATATTCTAGAAGACAATAATCTGTCTCTCATGAATACTCGTACATATTCTATATCAATCCCTAATCTATTAGAGAATGAATTGATATCATAGGTTACTCCACACAAAACACCATTACCCATTAACCACTGATTAATAAGGTAATTCTGTACCTTAATCAATGCTTCCTCTTCATGTGTCTTCTGGTATTCTAAAGCCATTGCAGTAGTACCCATAGGACGAGGGAATCTTGTTATCTTATCTTCTTTTGCCATATAAATAAGCCTTTCTTATATCTTTAGATTCATCATATCCTACTAGCTCTAACTTATAACATACATAGCAATTAATACTAAGGTTATAGAAATATGCCTTATAGGTTTTCTTTTTCACTGCCAAATTAAAAGAATCACCAGAGACATAATCCCTGGTGAAAATTAATTTATCACATTTGCCTATCGGAATACTAAGGCAAAGTTTCCAATCCTTGGCAATAAATTTATTGCCGTGAAGGTCTAGGATTTCCTTTGCCATGACTTCCCTTTTTATAGGTAGATTGTTTTTTGTCTTGTTCATTGAGGTATTCCTTCTTCCTTTTTTCAATGAACTGTTGGATATCTGGGAACATCTTTGCTCTTAAAGGTACTACCTGAGTAGCAAAGAAAGCATTCCATAGGTTCTGTGTAAATCCTTCACCTACTTTAAGCTTGGATATTGCCCAGAATTTACTTTCGAAATTCTTAATGATTTCCCTGAACCGATAATAATATAACTTATGAGTCTTAGGGTTAATGCCAATGGTAGTAGTTTGGCAATAATCTAGAAACTCTTTACCCAATTCGGAAATAAACTCTTCCCTTTTGAAGTCGTAATTCTCTTGGTCGAGTTTAAATAACTTTACGTAATCTATTGCTTCCATATATTTACTCTTTAATTGTTTCTAAAGGATAAGCCTTTAGTGTTACTTTCTTGGTTGCATCCTGGACCTGAAATAAATATCCTCGGTAATTATCCTCATAATAGGAGGACCAGATTGCTTCCTTTACCCTGTACCAATCTAAAGTCTTGGCACCTTTGGGGATTCCTGTGATTAATAACATGTGAGGGTTTTCTCCCACTTGAATGTTAAAAATATCCTTGCCATCAAAGTTACCTATTACTACATAGTCCGGAAAGGTAGGGTATTCCTTTAATTTAGGGTAAGGTACACCCAAACTATCTACTATGGTTTCAGGCTCTATGATTTGATTCTGAAATCGGATATTTAGTTTCGATTTACCTATGTATAGGTCTTTGACTATATTCGTGAACATATGTAGATTATTATATGGGTTATACCTTGGTCCTTGAAGTTATTTAGGTTAGTTGCCTTTTCCTCAAGTTTCCTTAGTGTCTTTCTAGAATCTGTACAGATTCTTCTGGTTGGATTTCTAACCAGCATCAGAATATTCTCTAGTGCAGGTTGCAAAGCATTAACTGGTCCTGCATAAAGTATCTCATGCTTCTTCCCACTAATTACATTGTATTGGGTTTTATAGGCATACTTACCTTTGATATAAGTTACCTCAACCTTTTCTATTTCTTCTTTTCTTATGTTTCTTACCATAACCGTCTTTATTTACATAATCTGATATTTCGTCTAATTGTCCCAAGAGTAATGCCTGCACAAATATAGGTACAGGCCTGAAAAAGAAGTTTCTTATGTTACTGGTGTTAATATACCAATCGTATACAATAAAGAACTTCTTAATCTTCCTATGTTTAAGTGAACGTTGAACTAAGTAGGTTTTAACGCATCTCTTATGCAACTCCACCAACTCCTTGTCTTGCTTTAACATCTCCTTTGTGGAGAATATAGTGTAATCCATTTTTATACCTTTAGAAGGTTAATACAATGAGGAAGGTACTCTGATATTGGGTACCTTCCCTGAAAGGTAAAATCAAGCAACTTGTTCTGGCTTAAGGACTTTATTCCTGAAGTCCTCATATGCCTTGGCAGCTTTCTTGTATTCTTTGGAGTTTTGGTCCTTGATACGGAACATTTCCCGTTCAAGTCTGTGGAGTTCATTGCGAGTTTGTTGTCTCCATTTCTTCCGGGCCAGTGTATCGGTTACATCCTCTGGGTATACATATTTTACTTCCCGGTTGGAGATTACCTTTTCTATGATGGAGGGTTTCTGTTGTTTTTCAACATCTTTTACTACCTCTGCTTTTTTAGAGGTTTTCTTTGTTGGTTTGGGTTCTTCCGGAGTAACCTGAACCAATTTGGCACCTGCAAATTTCTTGGCAGCTTCCTGGGATTCTTCTACCAATTGAGCCTTAGTCTTTTTAGTTCCCTGGGCCTTAGTAGTTTTAGACTTGGATGTAGCATCCTTAATTCCTTCTAATTGTTGAGCAACTTTGTTACCGATAAGGTTAGCAACCTTGTTTTCATTCTTTTTCATAACGTCTATATTAAAAATGTTTATAAATGAATTAATTTCTTATCACATTGCAAATATAAGAATAATATTTTATATAGCAATAAAATAAAAAGAATATTTTTAAATAGCTGAGGTTAATCGGCTAAGAAGTCGAAGATCTCTGGAGCATAATCTATCTCGTTTTCTGGGTCTGATAAATATTCGTCCAGGTTTTCGTTATAATAATCGAGTTCTGATTTAGCCTTGGGAGCAGGTACAAAAGGTATACATTTTTCTGGATATTTCTCTGCAAACTTAATAGCATCTTGATAAGTTAACTTCTTATCAGTATAAAATTTAACCCATGTATGGGAGTATCCCACTCCTTTTCTAGTAACTTCGTATTGTTGATATCCAGAATTACTTATCTGGTAGATTTGATTCTCTGGAATGATTTCTATTTCTACCTGATATTCGTATATTCTTTTTCCGAGTTTGTTTGCCATTTCCTGAATTGAATCCATTAATGACTTAGGCTTATCTGCAAATGAGAAACTGTATTTAGTTTCTGGTACATCGTTCTTTTTAAACGACGGAGCAGGACTTATCCTGCTTGCATCGGATGTAGGTTTTGAACCTATAGCCAATCCAATTAGTATAAATCCTGCTAACCCTATGATAGGTAATTTCTTAAGACCTGAGTTCATAGCCCGTGGTTTTAAACTTGTTTCTGATATTAGAAGAAACGTATTTACCCTTGGATTCTGCTAGGTGTAATTCATTGCAGATTTCTTTAGGTACACCATCATAACAGTAAACTTTGTTGCCTTTGAAAGCAACCCAAAGTTGTTTGTTTTTGGAGTCGTATCCGTAACCTTCAACATTTGAGGATTCGCAAGGAATCATTTCAACTCCAGTGTTCAATTCAACTGATTCTAAGTATTCGTTCTTGTCCATTTTAAATTAAATTATTAATGTGAGTTCAGGATGAAATTTATTGGTTTCTCTGTGTAATAGTTCCCATGCTCCGTAAACTCCTTGGGATAAATCATGTATCCATTCGTCTTCCATTTTGAATAGGATATGAGAACAGATGTATAATTGATATTCGTTCAGAGTCTTTATCAATTGAGGCATTTCGTATATCTCTTCGTAAATCTGAATATGATGATTGACTGAATCAAGCATCTCTTCATTGTTTATCTGTAACAACTTCCTGAGTAAATCGGGTTCTGTTGTAGTGATATTATTTTTGATATTAGTCAATGCCTCAATTTGAATCTGAGCAATGTTCTTTACTACCTCTTTGGTTTCTGCATCCATTTTTTAATATTTATTTTCGTTATACAAATATAAGAATTTTATTTTAATAAATAATACTCTTTTATTAAATACTGAGGTAGAGGTTGTCTATCTAGAGATAGCTTCTTCGATTTTCTGTTTGATTGAATCAGGGAATATTACATCCTTGTACCATCTCATGAAGAACTTAGAAGGCTTTTTCTCGGAGTTGAGAAGTAATTGTCGTTGTTCTGCAGAGAACTTTAATCGTTCTTCTTCAAGCATAAACTTAGGGAACTTTGTGAACTCTGCCTGAGAGAAGGATATGGTTTTCTTACCAACAGAGGCCCTTAACGGTTTCTTCCTTTCTTTATAAAGATACGGAACAATTTTCTTCGATGGTCCACCAAGGATACTAAAGCCGAAGATGACCATTGGGTCGAATTTATCTGCCTTGGGGTCTTTGGCTCGTTTGATACATCTTGCCATCCAGGAGTATGAGTTAGGATATTGCTTGTTGTCAGTGGCTTCTCCCACATCCTTACTGTTGAATTCGAATCCTGGGAAATGAAAAAGAAAGTCCTCTGTAAGAATAAAGACAAATCCCAATTCCCTTAAATACTTAATAATCTCTTGTTGGCTCTTACCTTCTTCAACCATTTTCTCTACATCTGCCAGAATATCTTCCCGAGGTGATTCAGTAAGTTGTTTACTACCAGTAGAGGGTCTTCCTCTTCCCACTGAAGGTTCTTTGATTGGTAAGTTACCTACAAGCTTATCTAAGTAATTCTTAAAGTTCTCGACATCTTGTTTATTTGTAAGAGTTACCTCTATTCTTATTGGTCCCTTATGTTGTACTTTTGGCCCTGAATTCATTTCTGTATACGCATCTACCAATCTATCTTGAATATAGGAACCATTATCTTCAAGTGTAGTGATACGCAGTTTGGGTTTATATGTTTTTTCTTCCATAAAGTCTTAGTATTAAAAAGAAAGGCCTGAACAAAAGTGATTTGCCAGGCCTTTACATCATTAACGAATACTTAATAAGATATGAGATTAATCTTCTTCTTTTTTGGCCTTCTTTTTCTTTTTATCTTTGGCCTTTTTGTCCTTCTTTGCAGGAGCAGCCTTTTCGGTGGCTTCTGCCTTTTCTTTCTTTTCCTTCTTGGGTTTTTCTTCCTTCGGAGCTTTACCGGCAGCCAGTCTTCTCTGTTCCATACGATATTTTTTCTTTTCATCAGAAGTCATTTCCCGACCATCAATGAGAGGATAATCGTATTTGGTAACTCGGCCAGCAGATTCCTTCTTTTCTTTTTTCTCTTTTTTCTTTGAAGCCTTTTCATCTTCTTTGGCTTTTTTCATTTTTACCAATTTGGCTTCGTTCTTTAAATCCTTTTCAGGATACTGGGCAGCGACTTTGTCTCTTTCCTTGTTGAGCTTATTCAAGAGTTCAGTAACCTTTTTACCATGTTTCTTGTCTTTTGACCAATCCTTTTGAGGGTCCAAGTTGTTCTCTTTGAGATAAGCATCCAATGCCTTTTTAGCCTTTGAAAGTTCCGGAGTCTTATTAGCCGGTTTGTCTTTCTTCTTGTCTTTCTTCATGTTTCTAAAATTTTTAAGTGAATTGAAATTTCCTTAGTAATTATCCATAGTTATAATATCCTAATCGAAGTAGGGATTTCCTTAATTTCTAGGATTTCTATACTTGCATTTTCAAGAATGGCTCCAAGTTCTAAGGCATCCTTTATCTCTTGCTCAGTAAGATTGACAAAAGTTTGTTCTGCAACCATTTCTCGTCCATCTGAATAATTAACATATTTAAACTTTACAGTACTGATAGTACCTTTTAGTTTTTTATCTAGCCTACCCTTAAAATCCTTAAGCCTACGTTTAAGATATTGAAGGTGAATAACATGGGTTTGATATTTACCTCTCTTATGAGGAGGAGTAACCTTAATCATATACCGAGTATATTCCATATCTTTTAATACGGCTTGAATACCCTGTATAATGGTTCTTAAATTCATTTCTTCCATGAGGGTCTTGGTATTGGTTTATTTTCGATTGCCATTTCAGTTAGCATTTCTCTGGCTTCCTTGATAATTAATTCAGAGAGTTCCCTTTCTTCATTCGATAAGGGAGGGTCCATATCTTTATCTTCTAGTGCATTAGTATAATTCTGAATAAGATTATCTAATGCTAGGATAGTTATATTCTTTCGGATTTCTCTTTTGTCTTCCATAACCTATAAAATAAATGAAGCCTACTACCTTCTCAGGCAATAGGCTTCTAAAATACAATGTTTGAAATACAATTTAAACTATGCAAACAACATGAGTTTAATCTTCATCTCCGGCTTCCTCTTCTTCTCCCTTAGCCTTTTTAGCTTTTGGATTACAGATGATACCATGTCCTTTTTTGGATTTTACGGTAAGGTTGCCGGGAACAAATGTTACGGAAGTAGAAGCAGGTTTACCATCAATAACCAGAACTGATGTTACTACCACTCCCTGATAGCCTTCCTTGTTCTTTACTGCGTAGCCGTAGTTCTGAACCTCGGATTTGTCATTGATTTTGATAACATCAATCTGTTTACTGTTCGGTCGTTGTTCTGCCGGTCGGTTTTTCAGAGCTTCCATACGAGCTTTACGTTTTGCTTCTTTTTCAGCATCTTTTTCTTTGCCACCTTTTTTCTTGGTGTCTTCTTTTTTCTTAGTTGCCATAATCTTTTAAGTTTTAGTTTTATTTAATAGAACAATAGTTATTTCTTATGATAAAGGTGGGTTATTGCTTTAACCCAACCTTCGTAACCGGAGAATGAATTACTTCTTCCCTTTTTTACTTTTGCCTTTTGCTTCTTTCTTCGCCGGAAGTTTGAGACCCAATTCTTTGGCAATTGCTTTGCGAAGTTTTTCAATGTCGTCTTCTTCGAAATCGTCCGGGTCTGTTTCAAGGTCTTTGTCATCGCAAACATCTTCCAATTCTTCGAAGTCCATTTCAGCAAGAGCTTCACCGGTCAATTCTTCTTCCTCTTCGTCCTCATCTTCATCATCGTCCTCTTCTTCTTCCTCATCATCTTCATCTTCTTCATCTTCTTCATCATCAGAGTCCTCATCGTCGTCATCCTCATCTGAATCTTCGTCATCATCATCTTCTTCCTCGTCTTCGTCTTCGTCGTCATCATCTTCCTCTTCTGAAGCAAAGAAGTCTTTTGCTTCTTCAGCAGACAACATGATAGGAGCCGGGATAATTTTTACTGAGCCATCTTCGTAAGTAATGATGATTGCACCATTAATCTCTTTGCGAGATACTTCCTTTAACTCTACCTTTTTGGTTTCTTTTTTCTTAGCCATTTTCGTAAATGTTTAAATGTTAATAATCAATAGTTATATCACTCTGTTATAAGTTTCTTGTATTTTCTTTCGCTTCCCGTAAGATAAGCAAATGCAATATTATATTGTTTTACCCCATCAATTACGGTCTTTAGTTCTTCTTGAGATTCTATCTTTACATCTTCTGTATCGATAACTTCATCCTGGTCATTATAGGTATTAACCTTAAAGGATTTACCCATGAACGGATTTAATTGTTTATGTACCTTTACTTCCGGTACTGGGTTTTTAGTTTCCATTGCTGTATTTAATTTTAATTATTCCAGGAATACCAACCTTACCAAATACTTCGGTATAGAATTTGTATTTTGGATTTTGCATTGATTTATAGTTATCAGCTAATCTCATGGGAAATACCCAATATTCATTTTCTAGCATCCTGTTTGTCATAATGTAGGCATATTTACTTCTCATCCTATATTTGCTTACAGGAGTGAACCCTTGAAATCTTAAAGCTTTTACCAAGAACCTTTCTTTTGGTTGCCATCCCAAATGATTTAAGGATTCATCATAAAAGATATCGAGCATATCCCTTTGTGCTTTGATAAATAGTACTTTCTGTATCGGGATATCTAATTTCTTTCTTAGATACAAGGCCAAGGAACATACCAATGGGGGATATTGCAAAGAAAGAATATTATATCTATGCTTTTCCTCTTGACTTAGCCTGTTGTAAATTCTGTAAGATAGTAGAACGGATTTGTATTCTCTTCTTCCGGATATAGTTGGAAGATATGCCTTCCCGTTGTCCATACAATTTTTGTGAGTACCTTTCATTGAATACCTTCTTTCCTTTTGATTTGAAGACCCGGTGCATTTGAACCATGAACCTTCGTCTTCTGTGTTTATCAATTTTATATTCATCCGGGATAATAAACTTCCTGGCTTTAACTAATCTCCCTTTATACCAGAATTTAGTAGAACCAGAGGTATGTCTTATACCATTCATGTCTTGAAGTATTCTTATCCCTTGCCTAAGTAATTTCCTGCCTGATATGATATGAATATATTGAAGAACATCTACTCCGTACATATAAACCAAAGTCTTTTTTATTTGATACCTTGTGAAATAAGGTATACCTGTTAGGTGTTTCCGATATAAACTTTTTTCGGTAATATATTTGTTGGTTGTATCTGGTCTCCATGTCCATATATAATATCTATCTTTTCGGATTGGTTCCCTACTACTTTCCTTTAGCTTTACCATTATTCATAGTCCTCCTTGCAGTTCTAAACCAAAGTGTTATCGATTTATCATTTGCATCTGGGAACTTCTTTTTCATCCTTCTAGTTACTCTTTCTAAATCATAACCCTTTGCAACCAATGACCATACATAGGATTTCTTAGTTCCCTTGATGAGATTGAATTCATCCCTTTCTCTTGGTGGTTTCTTTTCCCTTGGCTTTTTTATTCCTGGAACCCTTTTGGATTTTCTTTGCCCATCTTCTCCTTCTTCTCCGAGAAACCCAAGCCTTAATTTTGAATTCCTTAGAGGGTCATCTTTTGAATAACCTATGTTCTCTAATTGTTTATCCATCCAATCATCATATTGGTCAATTAAGGATTTGTCTGGTTTGTTAGTTGACCTTTCTATATAACCAATTAAATCGAAAACTCCAGCAGCACAAGCATCAGGGAAAGGCATACCCAATACTATGGCTTTTCTTTTTAAATCCCTGTAAGTCATATTCCTCCCGGCTGAACCAAGGAAACTGGCTTTTTCTTTTGAGGGTGCTGGTTTATTCTTTTTGTTCTTTCTCATATCTTTTATTTTAATTTGTTGCAAATATAATACTTTTTATTTATATAGAAAAATATTTCTATTTATTTTTATAAAAAGCTGAGGTATCTGATATGCGTTCAGCAGCCGTTGATTTAAGCTTTTTCTTCCTTTTCTTTTTAACCTTATCAGCATTGAAGGCCATATCAAGTTTCTTAATACTGAATTCTATATTATTCACTTGATTATAGTTAACTGCTTTTTCCACGCAGCATCTGTACTCAGGCCAGAAGCGTTGTCCTAATTTTACATCAACTGTTTTAATCATAAACTTGGATACCATGAATCCAAATGTATCTGCATCATCTTTCTTTTCGAATACATACATGTAGAATCTACTAAATTCACTAACTACCTCATCTAAAGGTCTTACTGGCATTAATAGATATCCATCTGTATATAATTCTTCTGATATTAAGCATACCCAGTATTTCTTCTTACCAGGCTTTACTTTATATCTAAACCTTTCTTTCAGTTTTGTGTGCATCCATTCTGGTACTCGGCTTAAAAGGTATTTGATATATATCTTGTCCTTCTTATTTAACCTCCTTTTAAATGCAGAAGGCTGTTGTAGCATTCTTGGTAGAATCCTAAAGTTATTCCACCTATCGAACTCTAGAATTAATCTCATTGAATCTAAGTCCCATTGGTCTTCTGATTCTTTGAGTCTTTTCATATTCCTTTCGATATTACTATTGCTTACCTTTGAGAGTAAGTTAGAAGAGTCTCCAGTATATAGACTAGCTTCTTTCCTTGTTAATCTCTTTTCAATACATCCTTCAATAAAATCACAAAAGCTTCGTTCGCAAGGGCAGTCAGGTCGAAAAATAGAAGTGTGTAACTCGAAAAAATCAGAGAATAATCCGAAGAACTTTTCTGACCTTTCTCTGATTTCTAAATACTTGTAATGTGACAGCTTTAAAATTTCACCAGCTTCCCATGAAGATTTGCTTTCGGATAACTGAAGGAATAAAGACTGCCTTTCTATTTCGTTTAAGCAGTCCCAAGCTTTCTTCTGAGCATCATTCATATTAATTCCTCCTAAAATCCATTATTCTATCTATTGATTCACTTGTTATCTCATTTGGGTCATAATCTTGGGAGTTAGCATATAACTTATCTGGGTCATAATTCTGGTACACGCTATAGATTACGTTATCAAAGGGTAACCATATTTCCATTTTACCCATTTCCGGATATAAAAGAAGTTGTACCATTTTATTTATGTGGTCTATACCTAATACCGTAGCATCTATTCCTTCATAAGGATAGCCTTTTAGTACTAAATAATCGCCTATCTTAACATTCATCAAATCGTCTACAGAATATTTCTTTCCTTCTTTTGCCATTCTCTTAAACCTTTTAACATCCTTTCTGGTGCATGTAGCTACTAATGAGAAATCATCAAAGTCTTCAGAATTATCTATTCTAGCTTTCTTCTTTCTTTCATGAAGAGTCTCTGTAGACTTTAACCAAGTTCTTATACCTGATATACTTCTCTTCAGTTTGTTTAGAAAAGGTCTAGAGTACGCTAACTCTGTAGGCATCTTGATAAAACCATAGTTGAATAAGATAGGTACTTCTTCAAATATCATCTTACCCTTTGCGGTTTTCTTTAAAACGTTTATCGTAGGGATAATGGCACGTACTTTTTTATATCCCTTTTCTTTAAGTTCTTTATTAATGTTCTGATAATACTTTCGTTCTATGTAGAAAATACAATAAGAATAAGGGATACGTTTCATATTATTTCTTTTTAATGATTAACTTAGCTTGCTTATGTACTTGCTTATAATTAACATTCTCCAGAATATCACTTGCAAGAAATACATAAAGATTAACTGAAGTACTGATTGACATACTGGGTTTTTTAGATTGTACCCATATAAAATCTCCCAGAGTACCAGGTCCCCCTTCTACTACAAAGAAAAATTCATTTGCAGGCATAGAGTTATACCTCATACATAATATGGGGAGTTTATTTGCCCTTTTAGCATCCTTGCTTGCTTGTTCCCAAAATCTTAGGATATCACAAGTTTTATTACCAAGCAGTACATGTTCGAATTTGATATCTTTGTAGTTTTTACATTCGATGGATATCTTACATCGATGAGCATGTTTTTCATCAGTACAGGTTAAATCAGAAGTGGCATCCTTATTAGAATGCCAAGCTCCTGAACCTGCCCGATTCCTCTCAAATTTGAACCCAGTCCACTGAGTAAACCAGGCTCCTATTTTTCTTTCAAATCTGTTTCCTTTATTTTTTGAGTTCATAGGTTAATGTCTTGTAGTTATAACATTATAGTAAATTATAACTACTTAGGCCATTGACTTTTTCGACTTGCAGGATTTTCGTATTTGATAGAGGAAGAGAATCTAAATGGGTAATTAAGAATAGGGTTTTATCTGCAAAAGTATGTCTGATTAAAGAGGTTACTACTTCTACATTATCAGAGCTTAATGATTCGAATACCTCATCCAAAAAGGCAAGGTTTATACCTTTGGACATTGTAAGAGATTCGTTCATTGCAAATGCCATTGCCACATTTACCAATTGTTTTTCTCCACCGCTAAGTTCATCGTAATCAATAATTTGCCCATCTCTTTCAATTAAAGTAAAAAATTCTTTTCTAGCAGTACCCAGGTCTATGTTAAATTCAATCCTAAATCCCAATACTTGAGAATATTTATCAAGAGTTCTATTTAACATATCCAGTGATGAATCAAATAAGTAAGCCTTGATTCCATTGTTACCAAGAGGGTCATTGATTAACCAGTTATAGTTTTCTAACTCTAACTCTTTATTGTGGTAATCTTCATCTACCTTACGAAGAGTCTTTCTAATTTCCTTAAGTTTCTCTTTATATTTAGGAGACATAACCTTAAGTTTCTCTTGTTTGAGTTTTTCCAACTCCTCGTCAATATCAGCAATATCAGAAGCAATATCATCACATTCTTTTTGAAGTCTTTTATACTTCTCATTCGTAGTTCTCAACTCATCCAACCTACCCAGAGCATCTTCATATTCTTCCTGGAGTTTATCTGAGTTTATGATTGCTTTATAGATAATATCTACGCTCTCTTTCGCACGTTTGTAGTGGCCTTTATCTAACTGTATCTTGAGTTTCTTTACAAAATCTGGTAATGATACTCCAGATACTATACGGTTATATTTTATCTTGGATTTAAGAACATCTACATAATCAGTATGTTTCTTAATCTTAACTTTAAGACTCTTTTCTACTTCATCCTTAAGTTGTTGCTGTTTTTTAATGAGTTGCTTAGTTAGGTCTTCCCTATCTTTCTTTAATTCTCTACGTTCTGACTTTATTTTTTCTTTGAAACCTTTCTCTCTATCACGTAAATCAAAGTAAGCTTCCTTATTTGCTTCAAGTTCTTTCTTTAATAAAGCAGATTGGTGTTCTACTTCGTTTGCCTGAGCTAATAGGTTATTTTTATCCTGCATAGCTATACCTTTGGCAATGTTAAGAAATTCTAAATCAAATACTTCTTCGAATATCTTCTTCTTATCTGAATTAGATTCTTGTATCAATCTTTTAATACCCTGCCCAAACATAATGGAGTTCATGAATAGAGTATAGGATAAACCAAGTTCTGCATTAATGGCATCTTGGAGTTTATTCTTACCCTTTACATTCACTACCTCGTTGTCTTTCATAAGGATAAGCCTATCTTTACCTTTAGCTCCATCCTCAAGAACTATATTGCATTTCTGGCATCTGATAATTTTATAGATATGTTCTCCTTTTTGAAAGAATACCTCTACCATTACTCCCTGGTAATCTTTAGGTCTTACCTTTTCCCAGGTAGTTACTTCTGATACTCCTTTTAGGTTTTTACCATATATTGCCCATACCAATGCCGATAAGATAGTTGATTTACCTTTACCATTCGGTGCCTTGATAAGTATGGTACAACTTGGGTTTAAAGGTATATGTAGGTTTTCTATTGAACAGAATCCTACTACGTTCATTGTTGTAAATGTTAACATGATTCAGCTTTTTTAAGTATGTCAATCAGTAGTTCTTTCTTATCTTGTTCAGTTATACCTTTTTCCTTAAGATACTTCCTTGCTAGAGCTTTCTTAGAAAGTTGCTTAGTAATTTTATGGTTAGTATTTACTAAGTTACTAGTTTTCTTAGGTAAAACGGTATAATAATTGCCATCATCCTTAATACCCTCTTCGGATTCTACATCTACGAATTTAGGGAATTGCTTAAGGTGTACGAATTGCATTGATAAGTCTGAATAAATCTTCCAATATCCTAACTTACAACCTCTATCGGTTCGCCTTTGATGATTAGGTGCACCTATCATATAAACCTTCTTTGATAGTCTTTGAGGTTTATGTATATGACCACATAATACCAAATCAAATCGATTCAAGATATTTACATTGAGATTTTCTACAGAATCAACTTCCCTACCGTCGGTATCCTTTGCTCCAGGATAGTCAGTATGAAGAAGAAGTATGTTCTTTACATTCTTATCTAATTTGAGTTTCTTAAGATATTCACTTAGACCCACATTATTATCAATGTATGGAACTCCATAAATGTGGTAATCTCCATAAGAACACCATTTGATTCTAGTTAGATTAACACAGCTCATAAAATTCTTATGAAATACAAAAGGCCATCCCTTAGTTATCCTATCAATACGATTTACAGATTTCAAATCGTGATTCCCGTCTATATAAATCATTTTGAATTTTGGATAGTTACTCTCTAACCTATCAAACTGTTCAGCAATGAATATTGCTAAATCTTGGTCAATTGATTCTGGCTTATGAAATAAATCTCCACAGAACAAAGCAGGACATTTGTACTTTTCACATTGACCTGCAATAACGTCAAGGACCTTGATACTATTCAAGGTCCTATTGTTGTTCTCATTGAATTTTGCCCATAGATTGATGTGCAAATCCGAGAATGCTATAAATACTACTTCTTTACTCATGAAGAAAATCAATAATAAGTTTCTTACGAATATCCAAATTAGCTTCTCTTATACAGAGAACTTTAGTTTCACCATATATTGATTTGATTACTCCCTCTGTTGCACCGTATTCCAAGAGTTGATTCTTAAAAATGTTCTTATAAATAGAAGATATTTCCTTAGTAGGTAAGAATCCCCACAAGTTCAATACGTTATCCATTATAGAAGATATTAAGAACTGGAAGTAATTGTTATCTATTCGTTTACCATTATCTTCCATAACCCATTCCTTTACCATGGCAGTAGTAAAGTCTAATAGGATAAGATGAGTACATTGTTGATTGAGTAACATCTTGCAAGTTTCGAAAAAGTGTTCCATTTCACATTTAGGAACATTCTTGGCTTGCTTGTAATAGAAATAGGCAGCTAAATCAAGATAGCTTCTATCTGTAACAAATCTATCCCTATCTCTGAACATTTTGTTTCTTAGGTTCATTACCTGAAAATCTTCGAGTAACAAATCCTTTGAATCCCTTTCTAACATCTCTTTATGAGACATATCCTTTGTTTTAGGTATTAAGTCTGATACACTACCAGATATAAAATCCAATACTGGAGGGTATTCTGTTACATCAAACTTAATCATCCCGGGAACTTCTTTTGCTAAAGTGGTTTTCCCAACTCCACTTGCACCTGCAAACATTATTTTCATTCGGATAACTCTTTAAATGGTTTAATAAATTCTTTAGTTAGGAACGAAGCAAGAGAATACTCTATGCACAGTTTCCTAAATTTATCATAGTTGAAAGTCTTCTTTCTCTTGAGAGGTATCTTATCTAAAGGGACATTACCTACAAACCAGAATAAATCAATCAACTTACGATTCCTTTCCCAAGCTTCTTGGTACTCTTTATTAGGTTTAGCTTCCAGATATTTGTAGATTGATTTATACTCATCTAATATCTTTCTTGCAGTTACTGGACCTATACCCTTAAAACCTGGAATATCATCGGAAGTATCACCCACCATTGCAAGGTATTCAACGGTCTCATGTGAATGATAACCAAATAACTCTTTACAATTACCCATTCGAATAACTTCATCCTTTCTTGGATTTAATATCCTAACGTTCTTGTTTAGAAGTTGATTAAAATCCTTATCTGATGATACCAAGATTACATTATCCGAACGATAAGTATTAATAATTAGGTATGCTAAGAAATCATCTCCCTCATATTGAGTTTTATTCCTTTTATCAAATATATAAGAAATTCTTAGCATACCTAATATCTTCATTATGATTGCCTTTTGTATTTGCAAGGATTCATAATCAACCGATATATTTTTTCTGTGTCCCTTATAGTTAGGCAATAACTTATCCCTTACTGGTGAATGACCATTATCAAAGGTTATAACTACTTCGTTTGGTTCAAACCTTGTAAGATACATGTGAAGTGATTTGAAAAATCCAAATATTGCTCCACTTGGTTTACCGTCTGTGGATTTAAGTTTCTCGAACTTGTGAAAAGATTGATGGAGAATGTTCTCCCCATCAATCAATAATACTGTTTTCTTACTCATCGTCTTCCTCCTCGTCATCTGACTCGTTAAATGATTCATATTCTACTCCATCTACTGGATATAAATTAGTAGTCAATGCTACTATCTTCTTTCTAGTTGTACCGATAGTATTTATCTCAGCCTTCTTTAATAGTTTACGACGAAGTTCATCATCCTCTTCCAAAAGCTTTTGGAATTTCTCTTCACCTCTTGCAAGAGTTTTTCCTTTGAACTTATATACTCCACCTGAAGATTTTTCTATGATATCATTTTCTACCAATACATCCTCAAGAGCATAGCATCTATCAAAACCTACTTCATGGAACTTAGGATTGAAGTAAACTGGGCACTTACTGATTGTAGGTCTTGGAGGAGCAACTTTATTTTTAATAAGTCGGATTGTGACCAATTTACCAGCTTTACGTTCTTTACCTTTCTGTTTAACAGTGATAGACTTGCCTGAGTAAAAGGCAGCTCTGATTGAAGCGTAGAACTTAAGTGCTGCACCTCCTGTAGTAGTTGTGTTATCTTTTCCAAATCCGACATTTAAAGCAGTTCTTAATTGGTTAATGTAAATCTGTGTAACTCCTAATCTATAGAATAATTCACTTCTGATACGGAAGTATTTATAAAGAGCTTTTGCTCTACCTCCCATTTCTGCTTTACCCTCTACCATTTTAGAATCTATGTTATCTGCACAATCCATAGCAGCAATAGAATCAATTACTAAGAGTATTGGTTCATTCTTAGTTAACTGAGAACGTAAGTAGATTGCTAAATCTGCTACTGCATCGGAAATATACTCTATACGAGTATCGGTTAATACTGTAACCTTTTCTGGGTCTACACCATTTGCTTCAGCCCAGGAGTTCATCCAAGATTGTTCAGCATCTACCCAAATTACATGACCACCAAGTTGTTGACAGGTATATGCAAAATTATATGCAATAAGGGATTTACCAGAAGATTCTTCTCCAGCTACTTCGAGTACTTTACCAAATGGTATACCACCACCAAATGTATAGTTGAGAGCAAAGAAAGTAGAGGGTAACCATAAGTTTGATTCTACTGTATCTGAAGCCAATCTCATGATACTACCATATTTCTTTAATATCTCATTTTTTGTTGGTACCTTTAAACCAACCTTAGTTTTCTTTGCCATATTAAATTCCTCTTGATTTTAAAATATTCATTGCCTGATTCAATATGTTTTTCTCTTCATCGGTAAACTTCATGAGACTACCCTTGTCGAATACAAGTTCTACTAGGTGATATCCCATGAAGGGTACTTCAGACCTCTCTCCATTGGGTAATTCTACTTTGGCATACATCCATGATAATATCATTTCTGCCATAAGAGGGTCTACCAATTCCAATATTAAAACGGGATGTTCCCAAAATTGATTATTTCTGTATATTCCAGATTCTTTATATTTCTGTTTAACCCTTTCAGAAAAATCCCTCACCTTTGCATAATCAAAGTCTGGCCCAATATCATTAATTTCACAAAATCTTCTTATAATCTTTGACTTATCTTCATCTGATAAGTTTGCCCAATATTCTTTTGATACCATAATGTAATGTATTTAGACTAAAGAAGGTGATAACTGAACGAATCTAATTACCACCTTCGAATGAAACCCTATATTAACTAACCTTTAAATGTCGGATTTGTAACGTTTCTTCTTTTTCTTTTTGGGTTCATCATCTTCCATGTAATGGTCACGATGTAATCCCTTTTTCTTCTTCTTTTTCTTTGGAGCATCATCGTCATCATCTCCATGGTCTTCATTGAGGAATTTTGCAAGCATTTCCTCAAGTTCATCATAGGATTTAATTTGAGAACGAACTATACCTTCCAAATCTACAGTACCTTGATATTTCTTGTCCAATTTAGTTGGTTTGCAAGCACGAGCAGAATAGGTAGTATCCATTTTACCTGAACCAGAACGGATGATTTTGATATCGTATCCATTTTTCGGGTCAGTCATATCACCGGCTTCATCCTCATCAAGGTAAAGGTCAATAATATCCTGATATACTGAGCGTGGAACAAGAACTCCCCTATCCTGGCCATCGTAATCAAACTTAGTACCTTTTTCGTCTACATATACTGGACCTCCCAATACATATTTTCTTCTCGGTACCAAGGTTTTTGCAAGTTCCTTGTCATCTTCATCTTTTGAACTCTTCAGTTCTTGGTATTTCTCCATGAAAGGACAAGGTTCATCAAAAGTAGCAGGAGATATAACTCCACCCAAATCTCCACCTAAGTAGAATTGAATAACTTCTATACCCAATTCCTGGTCATCACCCGGAGATTTGATTCTCATCCTTAAAGTACCTTCTTTAGGATATACGAATCCACCTCCATTACCTTTTGATTCCAGCTGTTTCTTTCTGGCCAGCATCTTTTCTTTTGTAGAAAGTCCATCTGAGGATACTTTCTTTTTCTTTTTGTCTTTTATCATAATAATTACTCGTTTGGTTCGGTATAGATTACCTCGTTCATACTTAACACTGTAAGAGTGTTCTTTTCCAGGAGTTGTTGCAATGCAGGAGAAAGTTTTTCTGTTTCAAATTCCATTTCCTTACCTGCATATAAACCATAGGTAACAATTCTACCGATAGCAACAAAGTCCTTATAGGTGTTATATTCTTCGGTGATGATACCAGATTTTACTACTACTCCCTTACGAGGAACTCCTTCTTTTACTTGTTCCGGAATAAAGAGTCCGGATTTTGTTTGATTTACCTCTTTGGGAGATAAAATCAATACCCGGTTTTCTGTTGGACTACCGGGCAATTCTTCATTAAATTTCTGAGCTACTGCTACAGATACGAAAGTCAATGAATAGTTCATATTTCTTATATTTTAAAAGTTAGTAATTGATTATAGTTCCTATCTATCTTTCCTTAGGTTGGCATTAATAGTCCTAAGGATATTCTCTCTAGATTCATAAGCTCTACAGATTGAAATATACTTGTTAGCCTTTTCTACTGCCTTCAAATATCTTTGATATATGGATTTATATTTAGGACTTACGTTTGCTTTATGTGATACGTAGTCGTTATTGAATCTTTCGTTAGATTCTTTAATATAAATCCATGCAGAAGAATAGGCTTCATCCTTTTCCCTTGCTAGTGCATCCCTTTCTTTAATATATTTATCTCTTAAAGAACAGAATATATAATAACTAGAAGGAGATTCTCGTAGCTGAGAATTGATGAGATTTTCGTTTATAGATAATTCTTTTTGGATATCTATTTCTAATATCCTACCTTCGAATTTAACCTTTAGTTTCTTCAGTTCCGTTTTCATATTGTAATAGGTTCTTAAAATCCTCTTTACTATATTTACCATCTTGGATGGCTTTTGATACCTGAGCGAATGCACATCTATATGCAACATCCATACCAGGCAAATGAAGGAGAGATTTGTATGGTGCCATCTTATCAATCAAAGCCTTGAACCTTAAGTCGCATAAATTATCAGTTCCACCCCTATCAACCAGTATCATAAACAAAGCCCAATAAATATGGGTAGCATCTTCATATGCTAACCTTGCCTCTTCATCTTTCATAACTCCAAAAGCCAAATCCTCTAATATGTTGAGGTTAGATTGTAATTGCTCTATCTGAGTTTTAATCCGATTGAATAACATCTTATCTCTACCTACTAATTGTAGATTACATAACCTTAATTGTCGATTAAGATTTTCGATAGAGAAATTTAAGCAAGCAGCTACCATGTAAGTTAGTGATGATAGTCTGTTAGCATTCAAAATATCTTCTTCGTTTGCCATAGTTTCATAAATTTATATTATTTATGTTGTCATAGTATCCTCTCTTTTTACTTTTGTAGTGGATTTAGCATTGTCTTTATGATGAAGGTACCGATTGCAACCAGGACATTTAACCAATTTACAATCTGCAAAAGTATGTGAATCCACTTCTGAATAATCATATTCGAATTCACAATCACAATAAGGGCATTTAGCTCTCCATACCGTGGGTCCGTTCAAAATCTTTTTCATATTGCTTCATTTGTTTGTTAAAACGTTTCTTATACTCTGAAATAGGTATGTGTTTATATTTCTTATGTTCTTCCATATATTCTTCTACTGAGAAATCAGGTTCTAACATTTTCTTATAATCATAACCCGGAATAAAAGGTAACTCTTCTGCCATTGACCTACCAATAACAAACTCCATGTCCATTGTGACATCATCTATCTGAAAGCCGAAGTATGGCTTAGTTAATGGGTTCCTATAAATTTGCCACATCTCATATATACTCCAAATATTAATATTCTCTGGTTTAGTAATCTGATAATTAGCATCATGTACCAAACATACAGACTTAGTAGAGGGTAATTTACCTTGTCTCATTAAGTAGTATATGAGAATACTTCCAAATAAACACATATCAGATGCTGCTGATTGACATGGGAAATTTAATGCTAATCTCAAAGCATAAGCTTCTTCTCCCTTATCATTTGAATATATTTGGGGTAATCTTCTTTTCCTCCCAAATAATGATACCAGATGCCCATTCTTTCTAAGGAATTTCTCTTGTTTCTTCAAGAAGGTCTTCAACTTGGGATGTTGACCAAAGAATATGTCCATTTCCTTTTGGGCTTCTTCTGGTGTAACTATAATACCAGATTTTGGGTCAGATAGTTTTACTGCTAGTAATTTTGCACCAATTCCATAAATAAGTCCAAAAGCAATTTGTTTAGCTTGCTTTCTTCTCACCTTCCATATCTTATGTTCTGGATGATTTTCATCCTCATATATCTTAAGAGCTTCTTCATAGGGTATATGATATTTAGTAGCAGCAATTGCTAAGTGAGGGTCCTGACCAGAGTTAAAAGCATTAAGATAAGTTTCATCTCCAGATAGATGAGCCATAATTCTTAATTCTGCCTGGCTAAAATCACTAGCAATATATAAGGTTCCTTTAGGAGCTTTTAATTGTAATTTAATATTGGGGTCTACGGATGTCTTGGGAATTTGTTGAGCATTGGGTTCTGCAGAGGATAATCTTCCACTTGTAGTCCCATGAATAAGAAATCTTCCATGTAATCTATCATCATCTTGAACTTTTTCATTCCAACCCTCTATATAGGTTTTATACATCTTCTCTAAACCTCGTAATTCAAGAAGCCTATCAAGGAAAATTGCCTTAGGTGAATCTGGTTTTTTAACGGTTAACCTTAGATTAGTAAGAGTCTCTTCATCTGTACTTGGTTTACCGGATTCATTATTCTTAATTACCTCAAAATGAAAACCTTCTTCCGAATACATCAATGCAGGTAAATCAACTGAACTACCCAAATTAATAGGTCTTATCAATTCTTGTTCCTTTTTAGTTGTGAATATACCAGCCTTGATATTTGAGATTTTCTGTTCCCTTGATACAATCTTTCGTTTATCTTTTGGATCATTATAATCTAGCTCCTCAAGTTCAGCTTCGATAGATTGAATATATTTATCAATCTTTTCTTGGTTATACTTCTTTTCGAATTTCTTTACTCTTGGCAAATCATATATAGCTTGTCTAGCCGCATCTATTTTTGGTTTATATGTTTCCAGTAGTTGATTATTGAACTCTCTATCTAGATACAAACCATTCTTCTCTACTGAAGTGAGTACCCTTGATGCAGACATAATTAAATTCCTGAAGGTACTGTACAAACCAAGGTCAATCAGCTTCTTTTCAAAGAATATCATTAACCTAAGAGTATAATCCGTATCTTGACATCCATAATGGCAAAGTGGGTCTAACTCTTTTTTATCCCAAGGTATTTTATCGAAAGCATCTTGCTTCTCATAATTACCGTACTCTGGTAAATACCTTCTTACCATTGATTTTAAATCATTAGGTTTTTCCTCGTTTAGTAGATATTTTGCAAGCATACCATCTAAACAAGTACCTCTATAGAATATTTGATATTTCTGGTTTATCTGGTCATCAAACTTCCAGTTCCATGCAACCTTTACAATATCATAGTTCTCAATAACCTCTTCCCCAAATTTCCTTAACATCTTCTTCCAATTCCATCCTGGAGAAGTATATTCTTTTGTTTGGAAATGGTCTAAAGGTATAGAAGCACCAAATCCTGGCATCCAAGACACAGAGAGAATTGTTGGCTTGAAACTCTTATTATATATGGGTGAACCATCAGTTTCGTAGTCACAGCAAGCATAACCAGTTGCTTTACAACAAGCAATTAGCTTCTTGAGTTCTCTTTTGTTCTTAATTATTTTATATCTTGTTTCCATATATTATAAATAGAAAGAGGGACATACCCACATGTAGTAGATACATCCCTCTATAAATTAGAGTGAATCCTGTAAGTCCTCAAGATTGGTATTTAAATATTTCCAATCTTTTTTATAAGAATGAAGAGAATCGATTGTGTGGTATAAGTAACCAGGTTTTACTCCAACCTCTTTAGCTACATATTCCATAAGTCTCCATGCAAGGTATACATCATTACCAAAGTGAGTAACAAAATCCGAACTCCTTTGGTGATAACAGATATGTAATACCTTTTCTCCCTTACCATTCTCTCTAATAAGGAAGTCATAATACATAGAACATGGAATACGTTTACTACCATCGATATATCTTAAGTCTGAACCAAAGAATATTGGAAGTACTGCTTTCCGAGTATCATTATCCCTTTTAAGCAATTCAATAACCGTCTGTAGATGATATTCAGAATTGAACGGTAATTTACCACCCACTGGAAACTCTTTCCAAATACGTTCTGGATAGGTATAATCAAATTTACCATCTACCAGGAATTGTTCCCATAAATCTTTTCTCAATGCCCATGCTTGTCCCGGGTTATAGGCATACCAACCAATCCTTTCTTTAAATTCTTCATCTGCCCATTCCTTTGAATGTGAGAATACGAATAACCATACTGGGTCTCCGAGTGAAGTTAAGCAATATTGTTGGCAAATAAGTTCCTTAGTAGCAAAATCCTCATTACCTTCAATCACTTTGTTTTGATAAGTCTTAGGTCTTACTATCTGACCATAAGAATTGAGTTCTCTGCCAAGTTCTGACATTAACTCAAAAGAATTGCTGTATATCCTCATTTCTTTTGTTGTTTTAAAAGTTTCTTCTTATATGCTTTACGTTGAGAATAGGATATCACATTTTCTGGATATTCTATATCTTCATATTCTAATAGCAAGTCCTTTGCTAACAAAGCCTGGTATTCATACAAGTCAGGACGTAGTACTTTGAAACTTCTGAAAAATACTTTGAATGATGACCATTCCTTTTCTGTACCGTTCAAGATTTTCTTATATACTTCCTTAACCCGTTTAGTCCATGGATTATCAATACCCTTAATTACCTTCTTTAATGGCTTATAAGCTGAGTACATCAGAAGGGTTTCTACATTCCCATACATTTGAGTCGCAAATAAGTTGATCTGTACCGACTGTTCTGGCCCATATACGTACTCGGCCATCCGCTGTATTAATAGGAAATCGAATATTAACCTCTTCGTTATCTCTGAGGCCCGAACAACCATAGTTATAACCGGAATGTCCTCTTGAAATCTCTTCGAAAAAGTCGCCGCAATTAAACATTGTTTACCATTATCATGATGATTATTAAACATGTACGTAACATTGTAATTCTGATTATACTTTGACTTCAGGAATCTTAATTTGCTACGTAAGAGGTCTAACTTATTAAAATCTATGTAATTATTCAATAAGCTCGTCCACTTAGTTTCTTTATAATTAAAACACCTGCCATAATCAAAATCTGGGTCTACCCATGCTTTACGTATTTTTATAAACACATTGTATGCTACTGCAACTCCACTATTTGCAGTAGCACCCTTATCAAAAAGAACGGGGTCTAATCTTAAGAAAGCCTCGTTCAATTTCTCCCATGCCTCTTGTGAAGTTGCAAACTCTAAAGAGTGGAGGGTCTCCTCCGTATTCGATTGAAGACCCTCTAATCGCCTGTTCCAACCTGACATTAGTAGTTTGATTTTTGACGCCATCTGTTAAGGCGTTGTTTTTTAAAGAATAACCTAAATAACCCTTCTGGAGTAAATCCTTGTAATCCCAAGAATCCCATATATAGGTAGAAAGCCTTTACCAAAGAATATTGAAAATCTAATTCCTTAGTCATTACCTGGGTTTGTTTCCATGGTCTACACTTAAGAAGATTCCTTGCAATATTCAATTCATATACTACATTGAATAATAATACCTTCTCTTCTTCGTGAGATGATTCACTTAAAGTATTGAATCCCGGAGTATAATCTTTTACTGATTCATGGTCTTCATCAATCATATTAAACCGATTAACTAAACCAATGGTACCTTCTGTAACCATTGCTATGCCAAGAGTAATTACATCCTTCAAGTTATTTACTTTAAAGTCAGAGTAATCCATTACATGATTAGTTCCCCATGATAGAATATCTTCTGGAGCAATGTTAGCAAAGAGAAATAAAGTGAAGTAGAATCCCAAGGCATCTACCTGTTCCTCATTGGCATTTTGCAAATGATTGAGTACCTGGGTATATTCGTCTTCTGTAAGTTGGTCAATATTCCATCCCCACTTATGACATATCTTAACTACTTCTGAAGTAGATTCATAACCTTCCATTAATTCCTCTATTACTCTACCAATAAAGTCTTTAAGGATTGCCTGATTAGAAGGGTTATTTACGTCCAATGGAGCTTCTGGCAATTTTTCTATTTGCCTGTAGCCTTCAAATTGTTGTATTCCAAGAGAATACATCTCTTGTAACTCAGTACCTTCTTTGATTTGAGGTACTTGTTCACGTATATTCCTGATGTCCAAAGTATACTCCTTTCTTATTAATTTCCTGATGAACCAAATCCCTTATCTTGCCGAGTCCCCCACATTTGAGATTCAGTATAGAATTCTTCCTGCTGAATCTCTTCTGGCTCGGTGATATAGATGGGTACATGAATAAATTGTACCAGCTTCTGCCCAGCTTCTATAACCTGGATTTCTTGAGAAGTGTTATATACTCCAATGTGTATCTCTCCAACATAGGGAGAATCTACTATCTCGGCAGTAAAGATTAACCCTTTCTTAGTAGCTATACCAGATTTGTTTGCTGCCATTAACATAGATGCAGGAGGTTCTAGCAAACCTTTGATACCAGATGGGATAAGTATACGATGACCTGGTTTTAAAGATATATGCCTTACGAAATTTTCATTAAAGGGCATATCTAAAATATACCCATTTGAATCAAATTCGTTCTTGTCATGAATATCCTCAGGATATAAATTGGTTGGTACATAAAAATCTAACCCAGCATCATTTGGGTTTGCTCTGTTGGGAGATACTACCTCCCTTACTTTAATAAATCTAAATTTGTTCATAATATATTACATTGTTTTAAAAGTTGTCCAAAGGTTAATCCTCGTTGAGGGTATATACCCAGTGAATGACAGAATCTGGTAAGGTCTGATTCACCCTCCATAAACAAATCAGCAAGAACATCCTCTTGCCTTACATAATAATTTGGGTTGTTAAGATATATCTTGAACATAGCCCATATCATATCAATTTTTTTCATTGCACTCTCGATAAAGTTCTCTAATACGTTTTCTTGGTACTTCGAATTTCTCAACTGTCTTTGAGATAATCTCTTTTTTATCTCTCCCTTTCCGAATCAAGCCTCGGATATATTTCTTGATACCAACCGTATCTTCCAGTATATCCAAATCTTTGTACTGATTCTTCTGTTCTAATTCTTTCCTGGTAATGTTCAAGTTCTGGGACATCTTGAATGCACATAATTCGGAATCTCCGCATAGTTTACACTCTTTAGTGGATAAATCATACCCAATACCAAAGCAAGGGTCTCCATTAGTTCCCAGCTGACTGATGTCTAAGGGAGTAAGGACATCCTGCTTGGTTAAATCAGGAAGTTGTTGTTTTTTCTTTGCCATAATTAATCATCTATTCTTTTTTCTGTTAGTCTTATGACTGAATCTCCAATCTTCAATTCCGACTCATACAAGGGTAAGTAGGAATGTCCAATTGCATTAATAAATAGTTTCCTGATATCACCCAAGTGTTGTGAGTAACGAGTGTCAGTATAAGTTAGTACTCTAACTTGTAGTCCTGAACAGAAAGATAAATCAAAATATACCTTGTACTCGTTGTGCATTACCTGAGTAGATTGTATATCTGATATCCATACTAATGAACTACAATTAAAGACATGGAGAGGAGTAAGTTCCTCTCCGATTATCTTATTAACCAGTTTCTTATATAATTTAATAATCATAACTTTTAAGTGTTACATTTTGATGATTACAATTGGGACAGGTCCAATCTTTTGTATGCCAAGGACCTCTTAAATCTTTTAATTCGTCCTTTCTGAATTTCTTTTTGCATTGATGACATTGATATTTATATTCATCGTAATCATACTGAGATGAATAGGTATAGAGTATCCCGGTAATCACTCCCAGTATTACTGGTATTAGTAATGTTAATTCCATTGTTTTAAGTATTAATGTTTAATGCCCTATGTCCCTAATAAGGATGTAATTATTTCCTCCTACGGAGAAAAGTAATTACTCATAGTACTTATAAGTCTACTTAAGTAAGGTATTCTTATAAAGAATGGATAGGGTGATTCTTCCATATCTTCTCTAACAGAATAACTTTCAATTCTTGTTTTTGATAATACTGCTTCCTATGTTTACCATGCCTATTAAGATAAGGACCTGGATAATGTAAGTCATCAAGATAAACCTTTTTCTTTGAGGAATCTGTTCTAACCAAACGACCAAGGAACTGAATAGATTTTTCTTGGCTATCCATACTGGCAGCATTAAGTAAATACCTAAGCTTAGGAAAGTTTTTACCTCGAGCAATGATTGTGGTTGATACTAAGATATCAATCTTACCTTCCCTAAAATCCTTCATTATTTGTTGTCTTATCTTTGAAGGAGTATCTACATGCACACAGGCAATATTATATTTGCTTCCTAGTTTCTTTTTAAAGTATTTGCATAAATTCTCACAGTGTGCAATAAATTTACATACTACGAGTGCAGGATATCTATCTTGTTTAAGATTCCATTTAAGTCGAGAATAAACCATTCTCTTTGCATACTTATTGAAGGTAATAGAATCATCATATACTTCCTTATAGGATACTTCTTCTGATTCCCAATTACCATACCAGGGTTTACTTGGTACCATCTTTACAATTGTATGAGTTGAATAACCTTTCTTAATAGAATCCTTAAGTTTAAACTCCGCAAGTACTTTACCAAAAAATACCTCAAGATTCATATTCTTTACTTTATCCTTGGCAAGCTTACTCATATAAATGGTACCAGATAATCCTATACGAACTCTGGTATTAAATAAACGAGTAAGTACATTTTGATATTGCTTACTACCTGCTTGGTCAGCCTCATCTACCAAAACCATATCTACCTTTGCCAATTCATTTTGATAGAATCTCATGTTACGAGAAATAGATTGAACCATACCAATGGTAAAATTGCTCCAGTTTAATACTTTACCTTGAACAAATGTAATCTGTTCTCCTGGTAGGTATTTCTTAAATTCATCTCTAGCTTGATTCAACCAGTCAGAGTCATTAGTTATTAGCAAAGTCTTTAACTGCTTCTTATAGGATAGATAAAGAGACGACATGATAAGAGTTTTACCTGCATTAACGGTGTAATCTAAAATACCAATCTGAAAAGGTACCTTACCTACTTTGTTATTGATTACCGCTTTAACAGCCTTCTCTTGTTCTGGTCTTAATTTATATTCTCCTATCTTCGTAACAACTTCATTGACTTTAGGTAATGGTTGTCGCATATCTACAACTTTAGGTTTAATTCCATACTCAATACACTTTTCATATACTGCAGGAAGTAAACCTATCTTAAATTCACCATGCTTATTAATATAATGAATCTTACCATCCCAGTTCTGCATACCTCTTTGCCTTGTACGTAAGTAGAAAGCATTTGGATGACGAATGGCAAACTCTGCATAGAGTTTCTGTGCGAACTTAAGAGGTAAGTCCAGTTCGCACATATTCCCATTCTGTATAATTATCCTACTCATTTGATAATTACAGTTACACCTTTCTTAGTAGAATCATCTACTCCCATAGCTTCCTTGATAAGCTTAATGTGATGTTCTTCATCGGCAATTAACTTATTCAACAAATACATCACATCATCATAATCAGCCCGTTCACTATATAAGGCTAGACTATTCATAATTTTCTTATAATTGCCAATGGTCTCTATCTCAGAGTTCCAGGCAATCTTCAAAGCACTTTCAGGAGAAAAACCTATTTCCACTTTAGGATAGATATCCATAACAGAATCCTGTTCATGAGGGTCTGCTTTCTGTAAGAAATCCGATAACTTGTCGTAATGTCTCATTTCTACCAAACCAATACCAAGCATTAACTCTGCAATGGGTTCAAACCTTGACGACTGTTGAGTATACATAAGGATAGCACTAATCTCAGAGAAAGGTTTATCCTTTAGTGCATCCTTGAACATATTAACAATATCCTCTGGCCAAGGTTCAATGTCCTTGAAATCAGGATAATCTACTGACTGGTCCGAATACTTGAGGACATCAATAAAAGCATTAGCTGCATCCTCTACTCTGTTACCTAAAAATTTTAAAGCTTTCATAACGTTATGTTTTAATTATTAATCTTATCCCAGAGAGAGCCCTCAACTTGAGGTTCCTCTAAGGATTTTTTATTCTTATTTTTATATAAATACTTATTATACCTTTCTACTGCTTTATCAGTATATAACTGAGCAATATCTGGTAGACCATTACACCATGCTAGAGATTCAAACTGAGCATCTATGAAATCCTTATAATCCCAACCTTCTTCCTCTAAGAATGCTGCTACATAAGCAAAGTGAACATACTTTTCAGGATTCTTTTCATATGATTCATATATACCAGTTGCTTTAGCAATCTTACTTACAAAGTAATCATGTACCTTAGCAGTGAGTTCTAAATCTGCTGACTGTAATTTAATCTCAGCTTCTGTCTGATTAGTAATGTTATCCTGCATAGATATCAACCTTTGCATAACATTACGATAATCAGTCATCCTCTTTAAACCAGTCTCAATGTATTTAATAAATCCTTCTCGGGTATCAAATTTAAAATCCTCACAGAAGGTATTACATATCTCAGCAAGCTTTTTACATAAAGCCCATTCCCTTGTATTACTTTCGTTTATTTTACGAACTCCTCTATGCTTAAGCTTTATACGAGTAGCATATAATATATCAGCAACAAGGGAAGCATTACCCTTAGATGCTAGTAATATGTTAGTTACTTTCTTAGTTGTCCCTTTATTAGAAACAACCACTGCTCTAGTATTTATTGCCTCTTTTCGTGCAATAACAAAAAAAGCCTCAACTGGGAAGTTATCTACCTCTAGGGTATTTAATATTTCCTCAAATTGAGACTTAGTAATGTGAATACTGGGTTCTCTCATTTTATCCTATTACAAACTAAAACTCCATTAATACAACCTTCATTCTCATCTACCCAAGCTTTCTTACCCCAAAGATTTATACCCGGTGAACCAAAGTTTACATAATATGAACCTCTGTTTGTACCTACATACCAGGTAACATTTTCAGGTAAATTTAAAGTATAATCTCTGATTTTACCATCAACCATCTCACATCTAAAAACCATATTTGTTCTAGGTTTTGGTTTAGAACACCAAGTTCTAACTGGCATCATACTACCCATAATCCAAGTAAATAGGGTAACAGCTATAATAACAGCTACTATACCACCGTCAATCTTAAATTTCATATCATTATTAATTTTAAGTTATATAATATAATAGGTAATCCTTACTCCAAAGAGTTTCGGATTTGAATTAAATCTTGATAACTTTGATACCTTGTTTGATATACTAACCTAAGAGTTTCTTTTCTACCTAAATCATTTACATCTTTTCCTTCTGGTAAAAACACCACCTTGACTTTTTTATAGGCAACAAGTTTGAGCGCAAGATTGATTGCATATTTCTTGGCGTCTGGGTCCAGCAATATAATGAATCTTTCGCATGAGGATTTAAGTAGTTCATTGACTTGGTATCCAGATATAGCTTTACCCATTGTGGCAATTCCTCTATCCCCAATAGTAAGGGCATTGAGTGCACCTTCACAGATGTATACCGACCTATACATCTCCAACGCATCATAATTAAATATGATAAATTCTTTGCCAACTCCTGTGATATCTTTGTTAGGGTTGTTATACCGAGGACCTTGCCCGATAACATTTCTCGCGTTATAATATCTAAGTTGTCCTCTGTAATAGAAGGGTATAATAAGGTACCCAAAGTAAGCCCCTTTCGTCGCATAGCCAACTCCATGCTTAGACAACTCAGAGATGACAAAGCCACGGCTTTTGACATATCCTCTAATGCTTTTTGCAACTTGTGACTGGCCAAGGTTAAGGATTCTGAATCCTTCGGGTAGATACAAAGGCTTAGCTTCTGCAAGTTCAACCTTTTCTTCGTGAAATTCAAGCTCATCAAATTTTCCACTATTTAAGAAATTAATTAGTTCATGGTATGTATCGAATCCTTCTATATCCATAACCAATTGAGAAGGATTCGGATGTTCATTACATCTAAAGCAATTGGTTCTATACATTGATAAGTTAACTCCCATTTTTAATTCCCTATGACAGTATGGGCATACTGGGAGTTTCATCCAGCCATGTTTATAATCAAATGCTCCAAGTCTTTTAATAAAGTAAGTCTTAAGTCTAGACTTAAACTGATTTGTTATTTTCATGGTTTCTAATTGCTTTACGAATTACCTTTCGGATTCTTTTCAAATCCTCAACGTCTAAGTTACTGATAGAAATTGTTTGCCAACCATTATGAGATATTTCTAAAGCTAATTCATCAGTCCATCTGTCTTTTACTACTTCTACATTTTTAGTTCTCATTCCTCTTTTTCTTTTTACCACAGATTCTACAATAGGTTCTCGTACAATACTTATTATAATACTGAGCCCTCTTTCTACCTCCTTTGTGTGAAAATATAGCTCTTCGAGGTTTCTGTCGGGTTTCCCACCAATGCTCGGTTACCCAATCATGAATACCGAGTTTGCATTTATATATCTCCAGTTGTCCTTTCTCTTTTCTTGGAATCAGCATCAGGATTACCTTTCTTAAAAGATTCTTCAAGTTTCTTACCATATACTTCATCATAATTCTTTCTTTGTTCTTTAGTAAACTCTGTACATCTTTGCCTTTCTACATCACACCTAAATAAGGCTCTACCAAAAGGAAGACCATCCCTTTGTACTACAATCTCTGAACGAAGGATATTATCTTTCTCTTCTTGCTCTGTACTGTTAAGACCCATAATGAATTGAGCATTACGTATAATGGCAATAGAACCAGATATATCGTTCTCATCATATTTAGTTGCTTGGTGTTTCTTACCTTCACGAGTAATATGATGAGCAGTCCATACAACATCTAAATGCAAATCCTCAGCAAGGTTCTGTAAGTCAATATATACGTTTGAGATTCTATCGAAATCCTCTTTATCCTTTGCAATAGAAGCAAGCTTCCCTGCATAGTCAACCATTAGTACCTTAATATCAATTCCCTGACTCCTAAGAATAAGTATCTTCTCCCTTATATAATTGCAGTCAGTAATTAATGCAGGTACTCTTTCAACGATTAATTCAACTCCAAACCTTGCAAGTTTTCTTAAATGCTTAGCCTCGAGTTTATCATAATCTCCAGTATATAATTCCTTCTTAGTTTTATTGATACTGGATTGAATGAAACGGTCCATGATTTGTTCTTGACCATTTTCTGTATCCACATAATAAACTGACTTCTTCATTCTAAGGTAACCTCTTGCAAGGTTAACCATGAAGAATGTTTTCTTTGCTTTAGGTTTATCCAAGATTACATTGATTGATGCACCTGGGAATCCTCCCGCATTGGTTAAATCGTTTAGTTGCCTAAATGGGCATGGTACTACTGAGGGTTCTGCCTGCCTTTTAAATTGACGTTCAGTAACATCTCGAATCATGAATAAAGGTTCATCCTCCTGTTTAGGTCTACTTCTTTGTAAAACCTTCTCTACCTTTCTAGAATATTCTTCGTACTGTTCAAAGTTATCTAAGTCGAATGAATCATTTAAGTTCTTCATTTCAACATAAGTAGAGAACTGATAGATTTTCTCTTTAATATATTCTGAATCAGATAATTGAATTGAATAAAGATTTTTGATAACCTTCTCGATGTTTGGGATATCATCCTTAGTAACCAGGTCAACATAGTTTTTAGATTCTAGCATTTCTCTGAGTACTTGTTTAAGGACATTCTGTGAGGGTATCTTTCTTTGCTTCTTGAAGTATTTAAGTATACCCTCACAAATTAAGGAATGTTCGATAAGTACTAAGTAGCTTGGTTTTATTCTGCTTAGTACTAAACCTCCTTCCTTATCTTGAATAATGAACCTGAGAATCTCTAACTGAAAGTCAGGTGCAAAACTAAATTTAATTTTATTCTTTTTCATACATTATTATATTGCAATATTATATACTAATAGATTTTGATAGTCCTCATGTAGTTCTGAACTCATGTCCACAATATCTAGTCTTCTTATCCTCAACAGTTCGGTGAAATTTTTTGATATTCTTATATTATATAAAATATATTTATTATATTTGCATAACGAAATACTTAAAGAATATGAGGAAATGTAATGGAAACAATGGTTCAGAGCTTCATAGATTAAAACCCATGCAGGATTATGATGAAGCAATGTTTAATCGGTTATACAAAGTTTGTAAGCCAGTTATTCGGAACCTTACCAAACAGATTGATTACAAAAGGTTTAACCTTACGCCAGATATAATATCTTCTTATTTCTGGGATAAAATGTTATTTGTTTTTAATAAGTACTACGGTACTTGTAGTGAAGAACATCTTAAAGCAAGAATCCTTTCTTCTCTTGCTACATTTAAGAATAAGCTTCTTCGATTTGCCTATGGAGAGATTGCAGAATACAATCAGAACCTATTTAAACTTGAAGACTTATTTGATAATGATAAAGAGTTAGAAGATGACGATGAAGAGGTTAAGGCTAAGGAAGAAATGCTTGAATTATTATATAAGTATATGAAAGAGAAATTATCTCCAGATGCTTATATGGTATTTGAAGTATTACTTACTCCACCTCCTTATATTAAAGAACGAATCAAGGATGGAGAAAGAATCACCAATATAATGTTGGTTGAGTTCTTTGATATGCCTAGAACTAAGAAGTCAGTTAAATACATAGGAGAACTCAAACAGGATATCTTATATTGGGAAGAGAAAGCTAAGGAAGAACTTCACTACTAACACAAAAGAAAAGGGGCGTTTCCCAACGTCCCTTTCTCAACATCATAAATTAAAAGTTCTTTGTCAACAATATAAGTAGTTAAGACATAATATTATAGTTTTATAATATATGCCAGTACGTAGTACGGTGGTCTATTCTCATGAGGTTGACCTCCACCTGCAGCTCGGGTATCATGGTCCCAAAGTGCTACATGAGAATTATCTCTATCGGATCTACTACTACCATAAAGGTTATTACCAATCCACTGACTACCATTAATACCGATACCATCGTAAGCCTCAATAAAGTAAGCATCTGCAAAGTTGTGAACGTGAGAAGGTATCTCCTGAGTAGAAAGAGTTACTTTTTCTTGGCCACCCGTATTACCAATCAAATTGTAATCCTCATTACCCGATGACCAGCCAACAATAAACTTACCCGATAAGTCTGGTGTCTGTAAGTCTTCTATAATCTGACCATTACATAAAGCCCAACCTTCTGGTACAGAAACTCCATTCCACATGGCAATTAGTCCTCTTGGTATATTAGTTCCTGCCATACCACCAAGCTTTTCATCAATGTAAGCCTTGATATCAAAGTTTGGGAATCCTTGCAATAGTCGTAAGAGAGTTTCTATATTGGCTTGTTGCATTCCATGGATAGCAGTATTATATTCTACTGGTTGGGGAAACTTTCCTGCATAAGGAACAATAGAATATTTCTCTACTGAGTTATCCATTGAATTAGTACCTTGCCCATATATACCAATTAATACCATTGAGGATTTGTCTACCAAACCTTGAGATACTGAAGCCATAGCTCTATTCACTAGAGACTCATATGATAATTCATTATCTTCTAATACATTTGTTTTTGACAGGTTTCTAGAATCCTTGGGTGTTGGGTATAATGGGTCTACTGATTTCTTGTACAGAGAATAGAACGAATTAGATTCATTCCAGAAAGCTCTGAACTGTACTGGGTTCTGTACAGGCTCTTCCAAAGGTGTATGGTAAGCAAATACAATCACATCCTCATTAGAACCCTTTGAGCCTTCAATATTAGGTATACTAATATTAGCACTATCAGAAATATAGATTGTACCATCCCTTGCTATACAACCAAAATTTGTATCTGGTCCTTCACCAGAATCTGCAGCTTTAGTCATATACCTTGAAAGGATTCTATCCTTTATTGCTTGATATGCAGGAGAAGTAGGTTCTCCATTAGGCAAGAGAGTGATTGCATTATTTACAATCGTTGCAGAACCAAATCCACAAAATGGGCCAATGCCTACTGGTGCAGCTATAGCTTCAGCTGTATCCTTAGACTTTATTATACCTTCATAATCAAAATAGGTTTTCATAATGTATCTTCGTTATTGTTATTACTCTTATATTCTTTCGATTGGTTTTTCATATCTTGGAAAGCCTCTCCTACAGCCTTGAACTTGAAGGTTATCAATTTCCAAAAGATAGACCAGATACTGTACTTCTTTTCTACACCATGTAAAGTACAGATATGATTATAAATACTATCTATTTCAAAACAGTAACATAATACCATTACCGTTATAGATACTGTTATTGGATTTAATCCGTAAGGTTCTCCGAGGGCTTTACCTATTACGGCACCCAGTAAGATGTAACACAGGTAATCAATGATTTTATTAAGAGTTTTTCTCCCGGCTCTAGATTTTCTTATTTCAATCTTCTTTGCCCTACTTGCAGATATCCCAAACCAGAAGTCTGCAAGGATTAGTACAAAGGCTAATAAAATCATCCACCTTAAATCAAAGATAATGGCATAACATTCAGAAGTAAATCCAATGATACCAGTTTTAAATAGTGTGTTAAAAGAGCTGCTTTCCATTTTGTTTATTCTATTTTAAGTGACCATTCTGTTCCTTCCGGAACTAATATATTAATACCTTGTTCCGAAATATCATTGGATTCCCAAGTAAGTTCTGTCTTATCAACTACATCCAACAGGTTTACTATGAATACTGCTTTAACTGCAGGATTAGCTTTCACATAGAAAGTATGTTTACCTGGTAAATTAGTAAAGAATTGATAAGGGCTTGGATGAACTACATCTGGAGCTGTCTCATATACAATATCTGAAACTTCTCCAGTATCTGAAGTACAGGTTACGATAGTAGATACTTCTTGTATATCCTTACTTAATTCTGCACTTACTGGATTACAGGTTAATGTATACTTAGGTATAACATCTTTAACTGTAAGATTAACTACGGAGCCTTGATAGTAAAATTCATAACTACCTGCTTTATCCATAGTAATAATAATATTTGAATCATAGGTTTCAGAAAAACCATCAAGAATTATACCAGTTATAACAGAACCACCGTCTCCCCAACGTAGGTAGAATTGGCAATTCTTGGATTTGGTTAATTGATAGCCTGCCTTGATATACTTTCCTGCATCTGCTTCAGCTTCAGAGTAAGGTTCTAATTCATACCAATTCTCATCCTCTTCATTCAAAGGTTCTAACCACAAGTAGGATTGAGGAGTAGGTATATAAGCAAGTACTTCTACTTCTACAGACTTACTAGCATCACCCACCGATTCAAATTTATAACTTCCAGCCTCATTAAATTGGTATTCTGTACTTCTACCATAGTAGAAATCAGGACCAACTACATAGCGATTAGTTAATTCTAAAGTACCAAGTTTTACCCAAGTACCTTGGGTATTCTTTTTGTAAATGGTCACCTCGGTATCAAAATAACTACCTAAGTTTGCACTTTCGAAAGTAGAATAATAAATACCCGATGTAACCCAAAGATTAACTGATGCAGAACCTTGAGCATTTAGGTTTAATCGTTTGTTTGATACGCCTATATCGTAGTTAATCGTATAACCTAATCTGTAAGCTACTACTATACCATAATTACTAGCATTACCTGAGTCATCTTTAGTACATCTAAATTGGAATGTACCAGTAGTAGTTGGTGCCCATCTTTGACCATTACGAACTAAAATACTTGGGTCTGAAATACATACGGCAATAAGTTGACTTGTATCTTCGTTAGGATCTGAAGAACGAATAGTTATCAAAGACTTTTCACCGTTGGTAAGATTTATATTCCGAGGTTCACAGAGTACTGTGTAGTTAGTAGCAATTGCCGTTACCTTTAGAGTAACCTTCTTTGCAGGAAAGTCTGCAATAACCCATTCGTAAGTACCTGCAGAAGTTATTTCCCAAACAGAACCAGAATCTTTAGTTTCATGGGTATTAAGTAACTGTACGGATACAGGTTTAATATTTCCCTGATAATTCATATTTGCAGTTACCCTTACTTTGATTACTGGATTAGTACCTGTAATTATTAAATTATCTGGGTCTGTTCCTCCTTCTACCAAGTCGGCATATATGTGATAAGATTTAGTGTAATATTCTAAACCTATATCTACATAGGTAGTTACTGAAGTATCTCCTACACTTCGAAAGTAATATCTTTGGTCACCCTTTCTTGCATAGAAAATAGAACCGCTTTCATATTTCTTTGAGCTCCACTTATTCTCAGAGGGGTCATATCCAGTTACCTGATATCTTAAATCGGCATCATCGTAATCAGAAGTAATTGTTACTCTGATAGGTACTTCTGTTATATGTCCGGTTACAATCTTTGCAGGACTGATAAGTGGCTCAGCTACAATCTTATAATTGTATGCTAAGTCAAATCCATAAGCAATCTTACCAGATACGTTGTAAGGTAAGAATCTATCAAACAGTTTATCAATTGATTGTTTGAAAGCTTTAAATTCCTGAGTAGGGGAAGTAAAGCCATGACCACTTATAGAAATACCTACCTCTATACATTGAGCACAACCATAAATCTTATCATAGTTATACTTGTCGTACTGAGAATAATCGGTATCATATAATGGGTCTACCTTTTCCCATTTATCCATTGCTCCATCTGTTGGGTCTGTAATTGTACAAGTTAACCCATACATATTGAAAAGAATTTCGAAGAACTTTCTTGAGCCTCGAATCTTGAGTAATGAGATTGAATATTTTAAGATAGTTCGAATCTGTTCATTACTTAAGTTGGGAACTCCTTTATGTTCTCCGGTTCTAGCAAATGGCAATGCTCCCAAGAACTCCCAGAGGTAGTTTAAATACCTCTGCTGAGTTTTATCAATATCGATTATATCTAGAATATTATCAATATCTTTAGTTATATCTTCTTGGAAATAGTTACCACAAATTTCTAGAAATCTTTCTAATATGCCCTTACCGTCGACTTTATAAGTATCTTGCTCTTTAAATTCGAAAGGTAAGAAATCAATTAGGTTTTTAAGATTTATCATAAGCTTATACTATTTCGTTTACTTTAAGTGTTAACTGACTTGAGTCTTCGAATACCGGGATATTATAACCAGGGTCTGTGTAATCCCTGTTTGGTTCTGCAATGGTTATGGTATACCTGAATCCAGATTGATAACCATTGTCCTGAATATCAAGGGAAAATATAAATCCATTTATAGTATCCCTGATTTGTGTAGTCTTACCTACTTGGCCATCATAAGAAAATCCTCCCTTAACTGAACGTACTGTAAATTGAGTACCTGAAGAGAAAGAGATAAAGTAAGACATACTGCCATTAGCTTCATCCAATTGGAATTGACCAAGGATTAGTTCTTTGTTACCATATACGGTAGTAGGCCATGGTTTAGTATAGAACTTCTTCAAGTGTAAATAATCTACTGATTCAAGATTATCTATAAGTGCATAGATATCAGAGATTCTTACGCTGCCACCAATGTCTGAGGCTTCCGGAGAATAGGCATTAAACAATGCACTTAGAATCTGAGATTGTATCTCCGATGTCTTATAAGACTTCTTCCCAGTAACCTCTACATCCAAAATAATGTTTACCTTACCAGCAGACTTAACAGTTAACCAAGTAGTAAGAGGTGAGTTCTGATGTAATACATCATATACCTTTTGAATAAGATTAGAGTCAGCAGTAGCTCCATTATCTGGAGATATGTATACAATTAGTTTTCTACCACATTCATATTCTGCCTTTGCCTTACTAACTCCATCAACTAGTTTAGCTAAGTCTATGAAATCCTGTTTGGTAATAGCAACTCCCATAGTCTTTACACTCAAGGGTATATGTTCCTTGAGCATATTGAAATTTTCGTATGATGAACCTCCACCTGCAGCATAAGTATTAGATACTGTAGCATCCGTTACTGATGAAGATATAACTGAAGGTACAGAAGTAATCATACCAGATTTTACATTACCATTGATACCAGTAGTAAGGTAGAACTTAACCTCAGATATCTTGGCATTAGCTGCAGGCTTCTGTCCATATTTACCATCACCAAATAAGATATATGGATTTAAAGCTTCATCCATAGTAACCATGAAATGTTTATCGGTGGGTTTTGAATAAGCAAAGGTATTTACCAATACCCAAGATTCTCCACCAATCTTCATACTCATAGTTCCATGTTCGTAGTACTTACCATTAGGTAATGTACCCAGGGTAATAGTTACCCTTTCATCTGAAGGTATAACCATTCCATTTATCTGGCTTTCTGTATATAATTCATGTTGTACAACTGGAACTTTACAAGTAGTTACATTAGCATACCAAGTTACATCCCTAGAAGATAACCATTTGTTACCCTTAGAATCTGTAAATAAAGTTCCAGAAGGTATAGTTAATTTAGCACCAATAGAATCTCCAGATACATCCCTGGATACTACCAAATCTACTGATGCTGCAATAGCACCTCTTGCATGATAATCTACCAAAGCTCCATGCCTAACTACTGAACTGTATTTACGAGCAGTAGGTAAGAAGGATTCCCTTGCCATATTATCAATGTAGTAGTGAAGAACTTCGGCAATTGCCGCAAACAATGAAAGGATAATGATTAATATATTTCCTTCCGAGTAATCAGTTACGAGTACATTGCCATCTTTGTCTTTGATATTCGTAAGTGATTCTATCAGCTTGGCCTTAATCTGTTGGTAAGACCTCTGATAAGGGTTGAGCCATTTATTAGTGATTCCCATATTAATAAGAGTTTAATGAATTTTCATTTTTATCATAGGTCAGGTACAGGTACTGACTAGTAGAAGTTTCATTAACTACATAATGAACTTCTATGTTTATTTTAGCACCTTGTCTAGAAACGGTGATACCCTTAAAGGTAATCCTTTGTTCCCATGCACCAATTGAGCTTTTAATAAACTCTTTAATAATAAAACTTAGGGCTTGTGTATTTGGCTCTTCTATACATTCCCATAGGCGATTCCCAAAGTTTTCCTGTCGAAATCGTTGTCCTATTAAATAATACATTATAGAGCTTATATTATTTCTTACCAAAGCCATATCACCATTAACAGGATACCAACCTGTTTCACCCTTTTCGTTTCTTGTAAGTTGAATAGGGAATATCATACCCTTTCCAACAATGTTAGTAAGATAGTTATCCATTAGTGTATACATTTAATGTCCTCATAATCTTCTTGTTTGAAAGTAGAGAACGGTTGACTTGCTTGAGTTACGGTAGGACCTGAAGAACCAGGTCCAGTAGTTACACCCGAGTGTACGTGAGAATTGAATAAAGTTCTTAGAGTTTCCAGTTCTTTAATGGTATTATTGAGTTTCTCGGTTAGTTCTTTGATATTAACTACTCCTTGATTCTCTCCCTTATTTAAGATTACTGTATCACCAGAACCTACACTTACATCTCCTTGTGCTTGAATAGAAATGTTTCCCTTAGCAGCAATGCCTACATCTCCATTTATATAAACAGTTAGCTTTCCATTATCATCATCAAGTACCATTACATTTCCTTCTGGAGTTATAATACCCATTTTATTAGGACCATCCAAAGGGTCTGGTATTTGTTGTAGTCCCCAACCATGATATTCCCATAGGGGTTTAGTTGGGTCTCCAAATTCAAAAGTAACAAATACTATATCTCCAACCTTAGGAGCTAAGTACTTGAACCCATTGTTGATAGAACCATGTTGGCCTTTTGCATAGGCCCATGTAATAATTCCACCCATGACTTCTGGACAGCATACCTTGATACGGTTCATATGTTTCTCCGTATCATTATTATCTACCACTATGCCACGGTAGACAGAGTAGTATCTACCTAAACCTTCGATACCCTCTTCTGTTAATAGTTTAGCTGTTGAGTACATTATTTCTTGTTGGATTTATATCGTTCATAAGCTTTCATTGCCCAATTAAACTCATCAAAGTTATACCTTTCTTTCATAGAAGGAGTAACCTTCGATTGGTCTGCCTTTACCACATTGGTCTTACCATAGATTGCTGTACCATTTGAAGTTACTACTGTACCTTCTGTACGAACTGTACCTGCAGCAAGAGCCTGAGGGTCTTTAGCATTTATCTCATCATAATAGAACTTATTCTGTAAGAACTCTCCTGCACCTTTCTTATCGATAATTCTACCCTTATCATCCATGTATCTTTCTACGAAGTATACTACTTCATTGTAGGTAAAGTCATGTACAATATCGGAAGCATTAGCAGTATTCTTCTTGTTCTTACCAAAGTCAGTTTTAGCAGAATCCTTAGCATCATTACTTACAATGTCCTGAGTACTAAGTTGGGTCTTAGATGTAGTCTGTCCATCCCTTGCATTATTCTTAACCAAGTCTAATGTACAGAGATAACCTTGACCTGCATCCATTGAATGTTGTACTGACTTGATATACCAAAAGCCTGACCACCTTTTTCCTACATTCTCTAAAGATATTATCTGAGAAGATTGTAATGAAGGTCTACCTACTACAGTCATTTGGCATACCAACTTTCTTTCGGATATCTTAAGACCTCCATTGGCATTAGCATTCATTGCCCAAGTAACCTTATCTGCTCCGCCGTATCTACTAAAGAGATTATGATATAACTTATAGATTGGTACTAAGAATGGTACCTTCTTCATTCTTCGTATCTTAACTTTAGCTTTAACCTTTCGAGTCATAGTGGGTGTAGTAACTCCATCTCCAGAATACTCTACTTTATAGGTATCAGGGTATACAGTAATATATGGATTCTTTTCCATTGCAGATATACCTCTCTGAGATTGGTTATCTATCATTTGTTTTTCATAAGGATTACTTGAAAAAGTTCTGATATTCACCATGTGAGTTATAGTTCCACCTTCTGGGTCATATTCTCTTGGGTCTACCCATTCTTCTGCAAGATATTCCATTTTATATTCTCCAGTAAATAGGTATCTTTCGTTTTCTAGTAATTGCCTAAGATTACTTTCTAACTCTTTACCGTTCTTAGAGTTCTTCAAGATTTGCTGAATAACCCTTTTCTTATCGTTCGGTAAATTGTTTACAGCAGTATTAATTGCTTCTCGATATTGCTCAGTACTCAGATTATCTAAAGCCTCTTGTTTACCTGCATTGTAAGCAACATAGGGTTTCTGAGAACCATACTCTTTCATTGCAGAATTATACTTTTGAGCTTTAGCTCCATACCTTTGTTCAGCTTCCATCTCGGCAGCAATATTAGTAGTAGGATGACTACGATAATCTTCGTAAGGTACACTACCATAATTTACTACCATTGTATTATCTACTTGAGCTACAAATGGTTTGAGTAAAGTTACTTCCTCTTTCTCTTTTTCAGGTTCTGTGATATCTGTTGAACCTACAATTAAACCTTTATCTTCTGGGTCTAAGGCTTGAGTTAATTGAGCCTTTACCCTTTTGGTTACTTTCTGAGTAGCGAATGATACTCTAAGTACTTCTCCATTTTCTGATTGGTAAATATAATTGTATTCTGGTTCTTCTTGAAACTTACGGTTGTGTATGTATATTACACCATCCCGGGAATCAATATACCAAGGACCATTTGCATACCCTTTCATCTTTTGTTCTAATTGAACTAAGATGTTATTTCCTATTAATCCCAAGTCACTATCTATCAAGGACTTTAAATCACTGGGCATAGCTACTTGAGCTACTCCACTAAACCGGTTAGCGTAAAGTATCTTTCCAGTAGTAGTTCGACTTTGTTCTGTCGGGACCTGTAGTGACTCGTAAACTTTATTACTTATTATTTGTTTAGCCATTACTGAAATATTTCTATGATTACGCCTATATCATCATTACAACCATTATCCAAGAAGTTGGATAAACTGTGTTCTGATAAATCCGAATGAGTATAAGGTGGTTGGAATCTTAAATCTCCAACTGTATCTATACACTTAATCGTCACATGAGTACCAGTAGAATCGAATACACAATCCAAATCTCTAACCTTGATACTTCGTACTGGGCTAGAGATAAATTGACCATCTGGATATATGTATCCCCACTGAAGATAAATAACTGAGCTTTCCTGGAGGTCTTCGATATCTACAGTATCGGGGTCTCCAGTATCAAATGTAATGGTAGCTAAGTTCTCTTTCTCCTCATCATACTTGTAGCTCCAATTACTTATATAAGCGCCAAGAGGTATGCCAGTAATGGGATTCATTATAGGCATACCTCCAGAATTGAACAGAGCCATGTAAGGTGTTGCTGTTCCATTATAAAGTATAGGTTGGTTTGGTTTTTTAGTTGCCGCCATACATAGGTATTCTTAAAATTTGATAAGGTTCTAATTCTTGAAAAGGGTTCAAGATATTATTAGCTTCAGCAATCAGGTACCACTTACCAGAATCACCATAATAACGATGAGCAATACTTTGTAGGGTTTCTCCATCTAATACAGTATGTTGTTTATCGTTATCTGTATAAGGAACATTAGGAGGAGTTACCTCTAAAGAATAATCCCCTTCATCATACTTAAGAGCAATAGCTCCATCATAAGGACTTGCTCCTGTCATGTATTGATTTAAGTCTATCATATCTGTATCCCTTTCGTATTCTTTAAGTCTTCTTCAGTTACAATATCCTGATAAGATAAGTTATAAGCACTTACTCTTTTAAAGATTAATTCCTGAGTTGCAGCTGCAGGCAATAACTTTAAATCCTCAATTGTACATGACTTACCCGCTACTCGAGTCCTTGAAGCATTTCTGAAATTATTCAGGGTATAGGTTGCAGATGTAAGAATGTACTGATGATTATCGAATATACCAGAACTACCCCACTCGATTTTTAAAATCGGAGGGCTTGCTTGATAAGAGTTTGCCTTAGTCCACATTTCCAATAATCGGCATTTAGTAATTACCTCTTTTGGATTATCTGGGTCATTACAGAACCAAGATACATTGAATTGAATTATATCTTCACTACCAGTATAATGGTACATGGGAGTATTACGTCCCATTGATTTAATCGTTGCCCAAGTAGTTTCTCCTCGGAAATCAATTGAAGGTGGTCTGTTCTGAAGAGTGATATATTGATAGGGGCTAGCTGTAAGATTATAAATCACTACCTGATTCATGTTTCTTACTTCTGGCATTACCAAGAAGAGTTCTTTATTCTTCGTAACATTCTGGCCTTTAGCCGGGTCCATTTCTTCGTATCCAAATGGAACTCCACCTTCTATTTGATGTTTTAATTCCATTCGATATTGAGCCTGAATCCTTTGATTTAACTTAGGATTCTTTGAATTAGCTCTGGGTCCGAATGGGTTATTTGGGTCATATACTTTACCCTTATCTGCAGTATCTTTAGGCAAGGTTGAAGTTGCCCTATTGAGATAGATTCTGGCCCTCCAAAGTTTATTTAAAGGGCCAGTAAGAACTCCTGCAGAATCTCTGGTAAGGTCATTGTATTTTTCAACAACCCCACCTGCTATCCGATTTAATATTCTTGCCATGATTGTTTAGTTTAATCCCAATGATATACCAGTAAAATCTTGTTGGCCACCAGGAGCAAAGTCTCCAGCTTCATTTCCATCTACTGATATATTAATTCTTGAATCCTTAAATCCATCTCTGATTGCACTCCTAACGGCATCAACAAAAGCTTGTTGATTTCTATCCTGAATGGAAGCTTTAGTTTCTTCAGAGGTTAAAGCCGCAGTATTCTTATCCACAGAATTTGTAAGACCACCGATTACTTCGATTAATGCAGGAATAGCTATAGAAGCTAGTAGTCCCCAAGGCCCACCTAAGAATCCTAAAAGTCTACCACCAAGTAATCTAGCACCAAATCCCATAGCACCTTTCTTAGCAATCTGTTGGCCTGCAGTTTTAGTTACAGTAGAACCTACTGCTGCTCCAACCCCTGCTCCTGCAAGAGTACTCATTGAAGTAAATCTTCCTCTTGCATCTCTTGCTACTACAGTACCTTTTCGGGTTTTACCTATGGTACCTCCCATTGGTAATGCAAAGAATTTACCTGGAGCCATTTGCATAGCAGTCATTCTCATCATCATTGCTGAGATATTTCTCATGTGACCTTCAAGGATTGAAGCTTGAACATTAGTTCTTACCATACCTTCTGCCATACCATTAGTTTCTGAAGTAGCTAAAGCCTGGAAGGTACTAATCATCTTGATAGTACCCTGAATAAACTTAAATCCCTGATATAGAGTACCTACTACTGCACCAGTTGCAACTACCTTTACCAAGAACTTACCTGCCCAAGTTTCTTGTATACTGTTAATAATCTTTAGGATACCAGAACCTAATTTAAGTACTGGGCTAAAAACTTCGGCAAGTGTAGAACCTGCAGTTACAATAAAGTTCTCCCAGTTTGATTTAAACTGTTCGATAATACCTGCAGGAGTTTGTAATCTTTCTTGAGTTAAATTTTCTACTGTACCACTTGCACCTGCAACCTTATCCATAAGTTCAGTAAGCTTATTAGCTCCAGTCCAGTAATCCTGAAGTAAAGCTGAAGCAGCTCTTGTACCACGAACTCCAAAGATATTAAACAGAGCAGAGGAGATATCTATTCCTCGTTTACCTCTAAGTTTATCTCCCAATATAGATATAATCTTATCTAATCTCAAAAGATTACCCGAGGCATCTACTAGAGTTTTTGGATCAATGCCTAAAGATTTTAGCATCTCACCGCCTCCCTTTTTCTGCCCGGTTACGGAAAGTGTTAAATAGCGCATCATGTTTGCTAATGCAGTACCAGCTGATGAAGCTTGGATACCTTGATTACCAAGTACTCCAATGGCTGCAGCTGCATCACCCATACTGATTTTGGCATTTCTAAATTCTGCTCCTGAATATTGGAAAGATTGGGCAAGGTCTGTTAGAGAAATATTTGCAGAGGTTACTGCAGTTGCCAATTGGTCTACTACCTGGGTAGCATTCTGTGAAGATATATTAAATGTCTGCATGATGTTAGTCATCAAGTCAGCAACTCCACCTTTCTGACCAAGAGGCATACTGAAGATAGAAGCCAGCTTAGCTGCAGGGCCAATCATTCTTTCGATTTGCTCTACATTATTACCGGCCATTGCCAAGTACCTTTCACCTGATGCAATATCTGCAGCAGTAAGAGGAGTTACCTCATTGACTTCTTTGGCTACTTGCATTAGCCTTGCCTGTTGAGCAGCATTGGCTCCAGACATTTTAGAAGCTAAGAATACTTGGTCGTATACCCCTGCAGAATATTGGTAGGCCCTTGCCATACCTCCAACCAATTCTTTTCCAAACTCAAAAGCATTAGAGGTTGACATTTGAATACCTCGATTCCAGGTATTCATATCGTTCATCATTGTTCTAAATGAGTTCGATATTCTGCCAGCCTCATTAGAGAATCGGTCTCTTAATACCATTGCAACACCGACCTCGACTAAGCTTCTTCTGTCTATCATTTTCTAGTTTTCTTTTTTAAGTTTTCATAATACTCATCGGCTATATCCTTAAATCTTTTCCTTTCTCGATACGGAAGACGCAAAAAGCTGAGATAGTCAATGGCTACCTCAGCTCTACATATATAAGTGAATGTACCTGGGTGGTCTACGCTTCCGTCAGGTAGAAAAAAGTCGGTGAAAGCATTATAGGATATTTATCAATTCTTCCAGGTATACTTGGATGTTCTACATCGGTGTTACCATCGAAGACTGGGTCATATTCAAATATTGTTTTACGAATCTCTGCAATGTCTCTTACTGAGAATAAATGGAAGCTTTCTACCTTTTCCCATTTACCATCAATCTGAAGATGTAAGTTCCTTGCAATCAATGCTGCATTACGAGTTTGTTTTTCTATTGGTAAAGTAACCAACATTCTTTCTCCTGCACCAGTAAGCAAATCAAATTTAACTACCTTACCTGAAGATAGAGTTACTTCGTAATCGGTAAGCTTACCTTGTTCTGGATAATAAGGGATAGCGTTTGGTTTTTCGGCCAATTCCTTTTCTGTAGGAAATTCTCCATAGTTATCGAATAACATCTCGCTTAAGGATTGACCGTAAGTTTGTACTCCGCCTTCTTGGCCCCAATCATATTCAAATTCTACTTCATCACCAAGTGAGAAGATTCTTGATTGGAATAAGATACAGTATCTGTCATTCAAAGGGATACGGTCTGCATCCTCTACCGTTAATCTACGATTAGGAGTAAAGTCGGTATCAACTACAATTGCCTGAATGAACTTAGTAAGGTTCATAAGGTTTCTTACATCCATAGGATTAGATAAGATATCCTCATCTGCACCATTCTGTTCCCTGATTGAGAATTTATAACCTGATGGGGTTATAAACTCATGTGTTCTACAATTTAATTCCATGTTTAAATAAGTTATTTGGTTATACTTTAGTTCATAGTGTTCGCTGTAACAACAAGAAAGGGGTGAGCCCTTTCTAGGAATCCCACCCCTCCCACCTAAAAATCTTAGTGAAAATAGACTAAGCGTTTTTAATACTTATCTACAGTACCTACTGAGAATTCGATACTTTCGATAGTGTTTTCTGAAGCCATTCTGTCCAGGTCTAATCCTGTAATCTTACATGGCCATACCTCTTCGAAGAGGTGGGTGTTAAGTACGGAAACTCCATCTTCGGCAAGTTCATTTACGATTACATTTTCCCAGTATTGGCTTGGTACCAAACCTCCACCAGCAATCATATCTTGGCATGAATAAAGCCAATCATGAAGCCATGTATCTGAACCTGCAGTAGTTAAAAGTTTACCTACTACTAAGTTACCTACAGTAACTCTACCGGCAGTTTTAACGTCCCGGTTAACGTCTCCATGAGCAACCTGGTCAATCTCTACATCTGGCAAAGTACAAGTTTGGAACAGATAAGTATTGATTGGGTGCTTAGGGAATGTGATACTCCAAAGGAATTTCTTTCTTGGATTCTTTACTTTTGCTCCCATGTTTTCTTAATTTTATTCGTTAACGTCCTGAACAGATACGGACTTGGATGCCTGGTCAATATAGATGCCCATAGTGATTTCTTGCATCGGAACGATATCCTTGAATTTCAGGATTGCTTTGTATTTACCTTGACGAACATCGGCTTCATTGTTAACCGATAAGTCATTGTACGAGTTAGCATCTTGGTCACCCATCCAGGTGTATTCAGACATGGCATCTTCATCTACCAAGTTATCCAGCATTGGTTTAACTTCTAGATAAAGCTTATTCCAAGTGTTCCAGATATTTGGTTCTTCCAAATACTTTTCTAGAATAGGTCTAAGATTCTTTTTGAGATACAGATTCAATCTTACAATTGCAAGGAATCTTTCTGAATCCTGTTTTACCTGAGAAGAAAAACAATGCCACAGCAAAGTTTGTTTACCTTGGTTAGGAACATCTTTGATACAGATTATATTTGCATAATTCTGTGCCAATTCGTTGAGTTCCTTAGTTCTTGAGGGAGAACCATAGTTCGGGCATACCGGACCATTGCCATCATAGATAATACCTCGATTCATACCTGCAAAGGATTTCCATGGTCCGAATTGAGAAGCAGAAGCATCTCCTAATCCTGCAATGGTACCCAGAACATCTGAGTCTACCAAGTTACCGTCAGCATTGTAGTATTTAATACCACCACCGAAGTAAGCAACATACTTACTGTTACCTACAGTACCAAGGCAAGTCTGAATCCAAGTGATGATTGATTTCAAATCTCTTGGTTGGTCACCCTGAGTATAGTGAGTAGTATATTTTGGTACTTCAATGTAGTATGTGTATTCTTGCAGTTCCTTAACCATGTCTACGGCAGCCTTGTGTACTTTAAGTACATCAGCAGATGCTTCAAGATGTTGGTCAATGTGTGAACAGAAGATTTGATATACATCTACATAATCCTTAACGAATTCCAGAGAAGCAATCCATTCGTCTGCCGTAGGAGTACTACCGGCACTACCAATTGTACCATTCAATTTTACTCCATCGGCAGTGATAGCAGCACCATTGAGTTTAATATCAATTGGGTTTCTTGTCCCATCTACATCATCAGTTAACCATTTGATGAAGTTGTTCCAAGATTTGATGTTCTCTGTCTTTTCAGTTAATACCGGAACGATATATTCTGAGTTCTTTGCAAATGCACTCAGAGCAAGGTAATCTACAGAAGTATCATTGTTATCATCTGCAGTTTTGTAGGTTACTACTGGACCTTGTTCAAGTACCTGGCCATTAGCACTAATTACTTGATAGTAAACCGTGTTAGCCTGTTTGTAAATATTCACAGAGAAAGTTTCAGCACTACCAACTGGGTCTCCATATCCTTTAGTTACCAAACCAAAGCCAACAGCAACTGAACCAGAAGTAAACTTGAAAAGAGTAGAAGCCGTGGGTTCCTCTGGAGTTGCAGATGCTACTACCGGAGAACCGTCTTCAGCAGCCTTAGGAGCAGATGCAGCTTTAGCTCTTATTGCAGCAGATACTACACCTTTGGTTGCACCCTTACCAAGTACACGAATAATACGAAGCTTAGAACCACCATTGAAAGCCTTTTCGATGTTTGATACAGAACCATCTGGTACTATCTCAGAACCAAAGACTCTTTGGAATTGAGAGAAAGATTGGATAAGTTCTGAGGGGTCATCATATGGACCTTTAGTAGTTCTAGCCAATACACATGAAACTCCTAACATAGGAGTAGTTTGAAGAACGTTATCGTTCTTAAACTCGAAATTTACAGATGGTGAATTAGGCATATTTATACTAATTAAGTTAATTACTCATTTATTTAATACCCTCTAGTATTGAGCTATTTTACGTTAAGGTTAAGTAAATCTGACTCTTGCTTTTCGGTTAGTCCCATCAATACGGATATATCCTGAATTGGTACAAGTTCACCTTCTTCAGCAAGTCTCTCAGGTAATATACCATCCTTACAAGTATACTGATATACCTTTTCAAGTAGACCATGATTCTCGTCAGGGTGGTCATAGTAATTACCTATTTCTATAAATAGGTTTCCGGTTGGTGCTACCCGACCATCTTCCCATTCTTCTAAGTTATTATAATAAGGTCTTACGTATCCACGAGAAGGTAATGCTTCATACATGATATTATGAAGCAACCTCATATCGGCTTGAGTATTAGATACCAGATGAATATCTAGAGTTATATCTTTTGTTTCGTAGGGAAATTCTGATGCTTGGTAATTCCCACCCTCTAGTTTATCACCAATGATATATTTGTTCACACCTATATCACCATTATAGAACCCTTGTAGTTCAATGGTAATTCTAGGGCATGTCTTTGCACCCTTAACCTGATTGTTACCTATACCGTATATGGGAATGAATTTAGGTATAGCATCCTTATCTGCCTGAAATCTTTTCTCGTTCTCCTGTGATAAGGGTAGGTAGTCTTCTGGGTTAAGAGTTAAACCTTTTTTAAGTGCCGTTTGTAATAGACAGATATAAAAGGTTCTTTCTACGATTTCTTCTGTATTTACCATGATATCAAACTAGTTGTAACATTAGTAAAGTATTGATTTGATAAGTACCACCATCATTAAATTGGCATTCCCAATCTGCAGAAAAAGCTTGAAAGTATGTCCCAGCATTCTTCCTCATATGACTGGTTGCACTAAAACTTGCTTGATAATTATTAGCTATACTACCATAATCAGTAAACCAATAAGAAACAGCTATACCTCCATTATCGATTACTTTAGTTTCTCCAATAGAGGGTATTTTAAAAGGTAATACCTCTTCTGATACTTTAGTTCCCTCTATCAGTTTAGCTCTATATCCTGTAAAGGTAGCCCCAACTGAACCCTCCCAAGGATTTGTAATTTGGTCTTTGGGTACACTTAAAGTAGTACCTGCTGGGTCTATTCGGTAAGAATAAGTTACTTCTCCAGCGGCTTGAGTTACAGTTACAGTTTTAGTTAGACCACCAACTTGCTTGATAGTTAGAATTCCACTGATAGCTTGTTCAGTAGTATTCTTAGAAGTAATGGATACCTCTAGAGTCTTTTCTTCATTATCAGTAAATCTTAGTCCAGCAGTAAATGGAGGTTCCTCTAGGAATCCTGCTGTAACTTCTACATTTTCCCAATCTCCTTGGGGTGTACCATTAATCATTCCCCTACGTTGAGAAGTGATTGCCAAAGTATCAGAGCCACCCTTACCCAATATGTTTATGGCTTCCTTATCTACTTCTAATTTGTATTCGTAGTTAAGGCTGCCTTTCTTTTGAATAAGATTTACAGTCTTAGGTACTCCATTAACTGTAATGGTAAGGATGGCTTTTTTATCTGCTTCTGTATCATTCACTTTTAACGGATGTACCATTACGAGTGCAGGACCAGTACCAGATGTTTTATCTGCTTCAAAATCTGCCATTACTTTGTATATTTTCTAAGTTCTTTTCTTAATTGATTTCGTATCTCTTTCTCTAAAACTACGTTTCCACCTGCTGCCTCGAAAGCAGGTTTCCATAAAGGACGAGGTGGAAGATTACCATCTCTACTACCATACTCCAACATGATAGCAATTTGGTTAAGTGTTTTTCGAGAAGTTCTACCAGAGTATGTTATCTTCCTTAATCCTGGAGGAAGACCAACAAAGGTTCTATCTTTCTGAGTTACCATTGTAACTGACCTTGCATATTGACCAGTAAGGTTTAATAGGGTATGAGCACCATACTTCTTAAGTGTAGCTACTGAATGTGGTGGCCAAGATACTTTGGAACCAGGTGGAGGTAGACCATTATTTAAACTACGCCTTACTATACGAAGAAGTTGATTGCCAAACTTTCTAGTACCTAACTCGTATCCGAGCTTCATGATACTTGGAGTCTTGGCAATCAACCTCTCAGCCTGACGTTGTTTAACAGGGTCTACATAAATCTGAATATCACATAGATTATTCGAGAGGTTTATGTTAACCTTTCTGCTTGCCATCTTTATTCTTATTTAATCCCAACTCACTGGCAATCTTCATAAGAATATCTTGTTGCATGGATAACTTCTCTGCTACTTCGGTTTTAAAAGCCTCGAACTCTTCTTGCTTATAAGCCGGAGCTGGTTGTTGTTGAGGAGTTAGCATACCCTCGATTGTATGAAAGATATTATCACATTCAGTAACTACTGCCTCATATTTCTCTCGGTTATTGAGAATATTTACAGCAGTAGTCCTTTGGATATTTACTTCGTTTACGATATTGCGTAAGTCGGTAGTGTAATAAATATTATTATGAATACCTTCTGCAGCATCTGTAGGAAGGTATATTGTCAAAGAGGATACAGAATCTTGAATAACGATTTCTGTATTTGCGGCAAAGCTTCCATCTGGGCCAGTGGCTCTAGGTTTGCTTTCACCTACTTTTAATACTTGGGCCTTATCAAAGATTGGATACCCAGAACGTCTGTCTCTCTAAGGTGTATATGGTATCACCTTTCTGCAATTTAGAAAAAATCAAATCTTCCATGTTCATCTTTTATTAATTAAGTTTAAACCAAATGATACTGCACCTGGATTCCTTTGCATAAAGTCTACCAGGTTTAAGAATTGATAGTATCCAAATTGGTCAATGAGTGACTGTGCTTTATTTGCTACTTCCTTTGCTATCTCTGCATTGGGAGCAGGCAATGTAAGTTGAATAGTAAAATCTTTTAGTTGATTTCCATTGGTTGGTTCTTTCTTAATCTCTTCACTTTCCATATCGTTTTATCTTTAGGTGGGTATAAACGAAAAAAGGAGTACACCTATGTAAGATGCACTCCTTCCTAATCTGGCTTACGTAATGACGACGGTTATTATTAAGCCGGGGTTGTGGATGTAGTCTTAAGAGCTGCAACTACTGACTGGATAATGTTCTGGTCTCTCTGAGCATCTACTACTCGGTTGAGACGGGCAATTTCCTGGTCTTTAGCAGTGTTCTCGATAAGACACTTGATTTCCTGTTGGCCATTCTTGAGGTCACAGCAGCACCAAAGCCACCACCTACTAATGCACCACCGACTGCACCCCAACCGGAGCCCCAGCCTGAATTGCGTCCATTACAACCGCAACCATCATTACAACCGCGGTCAGCGACGATTACGCCCTCACCACCAGATTTAACTTCTACTCACATAATTTTTGAGTTTTAAGTTGTTAAACATAAAGTTAATTTTTAAAGTTATTCGTATACGGCCGTATACATTAATAATGCCATAGTATCGTATCTTTAAACTTTCTGTAGACTCCTATGGATTTCCCCAGGCTATGTTAAGATATAGAGTTGGAAGATTTGAATCCTTAGGTGTTAAGGTAATCTTGGCAATAGAATCTCCACTGTAACCATTATAATAAGTTTGTTTTAAAGTTACTTGGATTTGTATTCCTCCACCGTATTCGCCAGACTCACTAAGGATACTTGGAGTTAATTGAAAATAACTTTCCATACCAACACTCATTACTATACCTAACTTATAATCTTGTTTAGAATAACCTACTGAAAGACCTGTATACTCGTAATTACCATAACTAATTTTTTTTGCTTTTCTAATATTAGAAAGTTTAATTTTTAGAGGTTTACCATAAGTAGGTAAACCTACTGCATACATATCAATGGAGTCATTCTCTGCCGGTAAAGATATTCTAGCTCCTAAATATCCTCCGGGAGTATTCATACCACCACTACCAGTAGAATCTCCTCCATCTCTACTACTCCAACCAAATCCAATATTTAACATATCAGAAGCTCCGTAAGAGTAGTAATTACCTAATTCACAATTTAGTTCAGTTGCCACTGGGTCTTGGCTAACATAGGCATATAAAGCTTGATTACCGTTACCAGGTTGTTCAAATCTAACTTGCAGATTTCTTGCAGAATCTCCTTCGTTATTGGTTAATGCCCTGAAAGCCCAGTTATAGGAGTTATCTGAGTTCTGTCCCTTATCAATAACTTGCAACCAATCTTCAGAAGGTGGTATGAATGTAGGCTTAATATACTTCTTAGCAAACTCTACATTATTCCTTCGTAAACTAGCATAAGATATAATATCCCTACTACCTGCACTACTACCATAGATATCACCATTTAGAGTAATATTAGTAATGGTACTTCCTTCTTGTTTCCAACCAAATTCAAAAACTCTAGTATATGGTATTGGGTTTACTAGTAGGGTAATAGTGGGTACTGTCCCTACCTCTTTACCGTTAATTACAACTTTAGGCTTATATAAAGTTATGGTATGAGTACGTGGATATTCTGCTAAGTTCTGTACAGAATTACTAATACCTATAAAGGCATTTTCAGAATCCGATTGTAGAGTAGCAGATACCTGACCACTTGGTGAAGCTATTGCCGAGTTATTTTCAGCTATGGTTCTAGAATCCCAAGAAGTAGGAGTACCTTCTACTCCATTGATAGAAGTATATTCTAGTATGTGTAAATCCATTCTTACAGAATTTTCCATACCCGTAGTACCTTCTAATTCAACTTCTGTTACGTTTTCTTCTACTGTACCATTACTATAGTTTGCAGTCCAAGATATTTCATACCGTGTAGAGATTGTTGCAGCATCTTGGGTAAATGCCCAACCATTTTCTACTTCAGCAGTACCATTATAAAACATTACACTACCAGACCGAGTTTGATTAGTAGTATTTTCTTTTACAGAAACCTCAAAATCATATTCATAATTGGTAGGATTACCACCAATTAAATCTACAGAAGCCCAATCGGTAACGGTAGAATCCAAATCAAAATCAGGTTGAACAGCAACTTTACTCGTTACTTTACCATTGATTAAGGTTTCCCTATAAGATTGAAGTGTAACAGTTATACTCTGAGCTAAAGCCGAAAACATCCCATCTGGAATTGGTTCTACATAATTGATATAATCCCTAGTAGTAATACTTGCAGCTAATTGATTAAGGTTCAAAGTAAGCTGTTTACCAGAACCCCCCTGTTGTAATACTACTGTACCTCTTCGTATACTAGCTTCAGTATTTTCATATACGGGTATAGTAACATCATAATCTGCTCCTGAACCAGTAGTACTTGATACTTTAGTGGATAAAGTACCAGTCCAATTAGGTTTACTTATTACTGAAGTTTCTACCAAATTATAGGAAGACTCTTCTACTCCATTCACAACTTTATGTCTTCTAGATTTAATTACTGCCTTAGGAGTTGCTCCTGCAGCAGCTACAGAGGGAAAGTCCGTAGTTACTCCAAAGTAATAATTATAACTAACACTAGCACCTGCTTGAGTAGTTGCCATATCTACTTCCTTGCTACCATAGGTTAAAGTAAGACTTGCTCTACGAGAAGATTCAGAAGTATTTTCAGACAGAGTAATTCCTATATTATAACCATCTCCAGAAGCTTTGGTAATTTCTACATTGGTAATGTATGAAGATTTGGATTTTAGAGTTGGTGTAACATTATGCCAAGTAGAATCCTTACCATTAATTACATCATAATATCCCGACTTAACCAAACCAAAAATACTTCCTCCTACAGCAGGTGAATCACCAAAATTATCTACTACCTCAAGTACGCCCCTTGTAGATACAGTACCTGCAGCCTGATTACAAGTGATACGAATCACTTTATTAGAACCATTCTGTTCGTATGATACTTGGCCACTTCTTGTAGAAGTAGTTTGGTTCTCTTGCATACTAATACTGGTTCCTAGTACAGTTCCAATATGTTCAGTACTTGTTGCATGTATATAACTTACGTTTTCTCTAGAACCTTCTACCAAAGACCCATTAATGTACTTTTCACGATAACTGGTAATGGTAATAGATTTAGCAGTACCCAAAGCATCAAAGTTTAAAGTAGTTGGTGAAGCGGTGAATGTATACCTCCATTCTACTAAGTATGCACTTTGAGTTACCGTAACTTCTTTATATACAGTATCCATGGTTGCCCTTACTACAACGCTTCTTTGATTGGCAGTTGTGTTTTCTGCAACAGTCAAAGTAGTACCCGATAAACTGAATCCAGTACTAGCAGTAGGTATACTAAGAGTAGGAGTACCTGTAGCATCAGATGCTGCACTAGTTGCACCTGAAGACCAATGGTTAGTTCTACTTGCCCTTGCACTTGCAGAAATTTGTGATGTACCACCTTGCTCAGTAAATGTACTTGGGTTTGCCGAAATAGAAACTACCCATGCACCCTGAGTTACATTGGTTATCCTATTCTCTGCTTGGTATACATCGATTGAGGCACTACCAGATTTACCATTAAGAGTAACGGTTAATGTACGGCTTCCCAATTTAGTTCTTGCCTTTGCAGTCGTGCCCAGATTAGAACCCGATATGTTTTCGGACCATACTACTGAAGCTCCAGAACTTATAGTACCACCATCATCGGTTTTACCATTCCATCCCCAAAGTTGAGAATAAGTATAAGTAGGTGTAACTGCAGTCCCTCCTGATGCAGGGATATCTGCAATGCTTCCTAAATATACAGTAGGTGTACCATAAGTTTTTACACCTGCTAATTGAGCAAATGTTACTGTAACTTTTTTACCAGATTCATTTTGAGTACTAGTAAATACTTGAGAACGGGAGTTTTCTGATTTATTCTCTAAAGCAGTATAGTGATTCTCGTCATCCATAAATATCCAAGAGGGTAAGTCAGGAGATGAAAAACCTACATCTACACTAGTACCCACAGGTTTACCATTTATATACCTTTGCTTAAATGAATTATACCCTGCTATTGCGGGAGTTGCAGAACCTCCTAAAGCTGTATAATTTAGATTTGGATTCTGAACTGAAAAGGTATACTCCCAAGTTTCAACCCCTGCAGCCTGAGTAAGAGTGATAGTTAACTGTTTTCCAGAATAAGACTGAGTCCAAGTTTGGGTTACCGACCTACTATTTAAAGTGGTATTCTCTTGAGCTATCCATATTCCACTACCATGTTCATGACTAACCCATGAGGGTAATTGAGATTCTGTATTGGTTACATTAGTTTCTTCGGTTGTAGCTACTCCATCTAAGTACTTTAATTTAGTAGAAGTGATCTCAGGAGTATTAGGGTTCGGATTACCACCTAATACTGGGAATACTAAAGTTGTATATTTAGCTGTAAAAGTATACTTATAAGTTACCTTATGTATATCACTGAGCTGTACAGTTTCGTTATTACCATAGGAACTAGCATTGGAGATTTCCAAGCCTACGTAAGATTCTCCCGTTCCTGTAGGAGAGAGTGCTAACAATTCAGCCTTGGTAGGGCATTCATTTGAATCCTTACCAAGGCCTACTTTAGTTTTGACAGCACTCCAAGTTGCTATCTCTCCCATATTAATCCAAGTTTGTGAATATAAGTTTCTTTTCCAATTCTTCGATTCTTTCCTTCAGAAGTTTGATACCTTCGATTGCCAGAACCGACATCTTAGAATAATCTACCTCTTTAACCAGGATATAGGTTTCTCCATCTTTTTCTACCTTTTCGAAGGCTTCTGGATTAGGAACTGTTTCAGGTTTAACCGTATTCTCAGAAACTAATTCTGGAAAATATTTTTCGATTGTCTGAGCAATTGTACCTATATCATGATTACCTCGAATCATAAATGAATCCGTAGGTATAGAGCAGATTTCATCAAGAGTATGTTCTAAGGGTTTAATGAAAGTCTTAAGTCTTTCGTCAGATTCTTTCCATAAACCAGAAGGAGCAGATACCTTCTTAAAGATAATCTCAGCAGTAGTACCCAATCCCAATTGGTCTCTTGTTACTCCATGAGGGTTACTCTTATTTTGCATGTGAGTAGTAAGATTGGTTTGAGCGTTGGTACCTGCAGCCTTGGCATCTGCAATAGCCGTAGCTTGAGCAGTAGATACTGGTTTATCTGCATCTGATGTATTGTTAACATTACCCAATCCCACTTGAGCTTTAGTTACTCCATGAGGGTTAGATTTATTACCAATATGGGAATCTACTTTGGCATTTACAGTAGTATCTGCTTGAGCTCTTGTTGCAGCTTCATCTGAAATTAACTTCTCTACTCTTGTAATCTCAGCTTTTCTGTCGGATACCTCTTTATTGATATTATTCTGGAGAGTAGTATCTGCACCTCTTAAGTCTTCAGCAACTAATTCAACTGCAGCTTCAAGGTCAGTTCTTACTTGAGTATCTGCAGCTTTTCTGTCGGATACCTCTTTATTGATAGCAGTAGTGAGTTCTGTTTTAGCAGCAGCTATTGCAGAATTTCTATCTACTACCTCTTGAGCAATATCATCAGCCAATTCTCCTTGCAAAGCATTAATAGCCTCAGTTCTTGCTGTAACCTCATCTGAGATTTGTTTTGGTAAAGTAGTATCAAGCTTAACCTTATCTGCAGCAGTCATCATACCGGCTTTGGTAGAATTAGCAGCAGGGATATCTAATCCTTGAATACCTGTACCATCGGACTTTTCATAAGTGATTGTAGCTTTAGAAGTATCCGTAACAATATTGGTTAATCGTATAGGATTAAAAGCTTTAAGAGCATTAAGATTATCCGTAGTGGTTTTACCTTTTGCTCCATCATAGGCAGTACCGGTAATCTCTCCAATTACTACTCCACCAGAAACAATCAGAGACCAAGTAGTACCAGTCCATCTAAATTGATAACCAGGTTCTCCAGTAGTTACATTCTGATAAATCTTTCCTGCCTCTCCAGTTATTGGTGTATTATGGTCAGCATCTGAAAAGAGAGCTATATTAGAAAGATCTCCAGTAGGAGACTTATCGTAGGTTGCATATACATCAATTACATCATCTACATATGAAGGTAATTGTTCAGCAGGTACTTTACCATTTTCATCCAGAGAAGCTAATCCACTAGCTTGTGCCTTAGTTGCAATAAAAGCATCTAGGGCATCTTGAACTCCTTGTATATCCTCGGTTAATTCAGTTTTCAGGGCAGCATCTGCTTCTGTTCTTGCAGTTACCTCAGTATCAATTCGAGTACCCAATGCAGTATCAGCAGCAGTTCTATCCTGAACTTCCTTATTGATAGCCGTAGTTAACTTCGTATCTAAGGCAGTATCAGCATCTTTTCGATTTTGAACTTCTGTAGATATTGAAGCCTCTAAAGCCGTCTTAGTAGTTTGGATTAATTCCTTGAGTTCAGTTTCAAGGTCTCCTGTATCTGAACCAAGACCATCAATCAAAGCCTTCAAAGCTTTACCCTGTTCTGCACTTAATGGTACCTTAGTTCCACCCGCAGTTAGGTTATTTACTACATCTCCTTCAATAAGAAGTTTACCAGCTCTTACAGTAGAGATAGACCAAGCACCTTGAGCAGTTCTCTTGAACTCTCTGTAGGATTCCATACCAGCCAATTCATACATAAATCTCAAAGTAATGGCACCAGTAGTAGGACCACTAAGCTGTAAACTCAATCTGAATTGTTGATAGAAATTATTGCCGGTATCTACCAATATATAAGGCCGGTGTGTAGTGTTATTTGCAATCTCGTTAAGCAATTCATCGGTAAATACTGCTGCAATCTCTTCTGAGGTTGCCGAAGCAGATATATTGAATGCTGCCGCCGGGATAATAATTGGTTCTAACTGAGCATCAAGTTTTTTCAAAGAATCTACTACATCTACTGAACCGCCCATATAATTCGTATCAGTAAGAGCTGGCATTCCCAAATCATTGGTAAGACCTACTGCAGCTTTTACCTTATTGAATTTAGAATCAGCATCTGCCTTATCTACTTCGATACGTTTTTGTACTTTACCAAAGGCAACCGAAGTAGTATCTGTTGCTTTTACGTCCAAATCTGCAGGAGTAGTACCTGCATTCTTTTCATAGCCATCCAACTTAATGTCTGTACCATTCAATACCGGATTTGAATCCAATCTGTGAGTATTGATAGTATGAGCATTGGTAGCATCTATGTTATCCTGCAAAGTCTTATCAGCTGCCTTTCTTTCAGTTTCTTCAGTATCAATATTTTCCTGAAGAGTTGTGTCTGCAGCTTCCCTTGCATCCTCTTCATTATCAATACGAGTACCCAATGCCGTATCTGCATTAACTCGGTCAGTAGTTTCCTTGTCGATACGGGCATTTAGCCTAGAATCTTCTGCCTCTCTTGCCCGAGCTTCTTTGTCGATATTTCCCTGGAGAGTAGTATCAGCTGCCTTTCTTTCTGAAGTTTCCGTATCGATACGAACTCCTAGTGCAGTATCAGCAGCAACTCTTGCAGCTTCTTCGGCATCCAGATTATCCTGGAGTTCTTTATCTGCAGCTTTACGTTCTTCGGTTTCAGTAGTAAGAGCCTGATTAGTTTCTGTAATCAAACCTTCTACTCGAGTAATCTCGGCCTTACGTGCAGCTACCTCGGTTTCAAGCAAAGCTTTAACTTCCAAGTAAGAACCTGAAATGTTATTCTGAATACCTTGGATTAATTCCAAGTTTCTCTGGATATTTGCCGAGTTCTGATTGATAAGAGCATCCTGGTTATTTGCTCTTGCCAAGAGTTCAGTACGAGTTTCAGTAACATAGGTTCTTAAATCCTCTACTATCTTGGTAAGATTAGTACCTAAAGTTGTAAGCTTAGTATCCAAAGCTGCATCACCATCAATACGGTTTTGAGTTTCAGTTTCAAGCTTAGTAGTTAACTCAGTAAGTTTCTGAGTCATGGTAGTTGCAAAGTTAGGGTCATCACCCAAAGCCTTAGCAATCTCTTCCAGAGTATCGAGTA